TTACTCGTTATTTGAGTTTATCATTTTTGAAATTTTATCTTCCAATCCCCAGCACTTGATTTCTTCCATTGTAAGGTCAAGTTCAAGGGAAACTTTGATTCTTGGAACATCAGGAGCGGAACGTTTGCACGCCTTATTAGGTTGATCCATGTCTCCTTTGCCAGTCAAGAGCCAATAAGCATTAACGTCGACAGCATTGACTATTTTCTCCAGTATTTCAGCTGAGGGAATAGCTGATTGTTTCTTAAAATAGTTAGACATGCTTGTGGGTGGGATTCCTACAGACTTTGCAAAAGCTGCCCTCTTACCGTCGAATTTTGAATCAACGATTTGCTGCATACGTTGGTTAACTGTAGATTTGTTCGTCATAATAGTATATTTACGTTAATATATTGTTTTTAAACGTTAATTTGGATATATATCGAGTTTTTATACTTGATAAAATCTGTTAATCACTTGTGCAAATCGAGTATATATACTACCTTTGCGGTACAAAATTAGTAAATATATCGATACAAGCAAATAAAAACAGTAAAAAAATGAGTTTAGAGAGTAAAAAAAATGATTTAGGTATTGCACCAACGCTTAAAAACATGGAAATAGGCGATAAAACGGCCTTTCCAATAGAGATGATGAATTCTGTTAAAAATACTGCATCGAATATCAAAATCATCGAAAAGAAGGTTTTTAAAACAAAACAACTCAATGCAGTTCGCCTTATTCAGGTAACAAGAGTAGCATAAAACAAGAATCGAGTAAATATAGTATGGACTGCATCATATCTTCAATAATGTCTTTTGCGTGTTTAGGTCTTATGGTTTTCCTCTATCGCGAGGACAAAGCATCACGCACAATTTAAGCACCAAGGTAAAAAGATTAAGTATGGATATCAAAATCGCTAAGGTTGACACCAATCGTCTATGGATTTCTAACAAGGACGCCGCTGCGTACCTTGGAGTCTCTAAGGACTGGCTCAAGGATCGCCGCAATGAGGGTAAGCTCCACTACTCAGTGGTTGGTAATACCATCTTCTACATCAAGAAGGAAATTGATAACCTCATTATGGCAGGAGCGGTCTCTGGTAGACAGCATTTTCAGAAAGCAACTTAATATAGCAAATAAGCCCCTCAAAACGTCGTGAGACGCAGGCTTTATCTCAAATAAATACTCATACAAAGTTAACTATAACACCCTTGTCTGCTGTGAAGCCCGCGAGGTTTTGGATTTGGAATTATTGATTTTTCTTACCATATTGATAAACCCTGCCCGCTGTGAAGTTCGCAGGTTTCTTTAGAAGAATACTTTCGTTTCAATATATAATATTTTGGTTTCTTATATTCATTGGTTATGGTGAGCCGCCCACTGGGAAGTTCGCGGCTCTTTTTAAGAGACAGTTAACGACGGGTACTCCGTCACAATATAAATCATTGTAATGTCCCTGAAAAGGCGGGGACGGGGTTCAAATCCCTCAAGCATGAATGTTATACAAACCAAGCCAGTCTTAGTACTGGCACACGGAAGAATAGCTCAATGGTAGAGCGGAAAGATTGTGGCAGGTAACAACATCTATGAATTTCTGAGAACACTTACACCAATTAATGCCATTGTATTTTTCACCACGTCTTGCAGATGGGGGTTCGAGTCCCTCTCTTCCACTAAAACGTAAATGTATGCAGATAGAGATTAGCAAGACTGATTATAAATCTATGATGACCCTGATAGACAAAGCTGTAGGCATCATCAAGTCCGACACCCGCAAGCCACGCGAATACAACGTGGCCCGTCAGCTTGGCATCCTTAAACGTAAAGTCGAAAAACGTAACAATAGTATTAATCTATAATAGTAAACTAAATGAAAGTAGCAAACATTTATCTGTTTAAGCAGTTCCTTACCGAGAAAGGAGCAGAAAAGATGTTTTCAGGCATGTATCGTCAGTATGCCTTTCCAGACAATCCCACCTCAGTAGAGGATTATCTCAAAGAGGTAGATTCGGATAATGTGATTTCAAACGCATTCAAGTTCCCTGAGAATCTTATTCAGTATGGCCCCGACTATTGGTTCGGTCTTGAGAAAGCATGGGAAAAGCGTCTCAAGGATGCCACCGAGAACAGCAACGTTTATGGCGCATATGCAGCCAATAAGGTCGCAAAGATGGCTTCTAAGCCACTGGAGATGTGGAATGGCCCTTCATTCGAGAGAAAAAAGAAGCCTGCTCCTGAAGAGGCAACAACAACACCTCGTAATGGTGCAACAGAAGAGCAGCAGGTTCTTAGTGGCTTTAAGTTCTTCGACATTAAGAAAAGCACCACCCGCAGATTGAAGGATGACGAGATTTCAATTAATACACGTAGCAGCAACTGTTTGACCTTCAATAAGACTGTCTCTGACGAGATTCGCAAATCTAAACTGCAATATATGCAGGTCGGACAGTTGGGCGAGGAGAAAGCTCTGTTTTTCATATTCTCCAACGACGAGAATGGTATCCCTCACAAATACAACGATAGCAATACCATTATCTGCAATAAGGCTCTTGTTACTCGCATCAACAAATTCTTCGAGCGGGAGGGAGACTACAACGTATTTCATATCAGCAAGAATATGGCAAAGTCAAAGGATTATTTAACCTATAAAATAACAAAATAATGAGAAGTAGAACAGCAATGTGGTTCCTCTGCAAGATCAAGTACGAAAAGACAACAGAGGATGGAACCGAAAAGAAAGTAACCGAGCAGTTTGTTGTGAGTGCCCTTAGCTTTACCGAGGCAGAGGCAAACATAACAAAGGAAATGTCATCCTATATCAGTGGCCAGTTTGAAGTAGCAGCCCTGACAATATGCCCATTCAAAGAGATTTTCTTTTCCGATAACAACCTCGATGACAAGTGGTACAAGGCAAAGCTTCAGTTCATCACAATTGACGAGAAAACCGAGAAGGAGAAACGTTCAACCGTCAACTATTTGGTGCAGGCATCATCTATCAATGGTGCTATCAAGAACATCGACGAGGTGATGAAGAATACCATGATTGATTACGTTTCTTGCTCAGTGCAGGAAACCCAAATCCTTGATGTTTACGAAATTTTGCCCGAAAAGGATGTATAATGTCAAAGAGGGCCAACTCTACTATGCTCCCCACAGAAGTTCGTGGGGAGTATGGAAGAGAGGCAAAACTACTAACGGATGCACTATAGACGATTTTGTAGACGATTTTGCATCTAAAGAAGAAGCACGAAAATTTGTTTTCAAGGCTAACAATTGGAAGGATAACAAACATAGTAATTAATAGATAAAATTTAGATTTATGGCAATTATCAAGAAAAACGACGTAACACCAGAACGTCCAGTTATTATTGTACTTTACGGAACTCCAGGAACAGGAAAGACATCAGTATCAACTACAGCAGAGAATCCCGTTCTCGTTGATACCGACAGAGGTTTCGACCGCGCAGTTCAGCGCGTAGACACCCTCGTTGCTAACAACTGGCAGGACATCACTAACGAGACTAACACCCTCAAGGGTTACAAAACAATCGTCGTAGACACAGCCAAGGCTATGCTCGATGATTATCTGTCAGCCTACGCAGTTCAGCAAGACCCTAAGCTGGCCTATAACTCGCTGAAGCGTTTCGGTCGCATGGCTGACGATTTCAAGCTGTTTGTCAACACCATCCGCAACAGCGGCGCAGACCTTATTTTCATCTGTCACGATAAGGAAGAGAAGGATGGTGATAACACTAAGCACTCTCCTGATTGCACAGGCCAGTCTAAGGACTTGCTTATCCGTATCGCTGACCAAGTTGGTTACGTTTGCAAGGAAAATGGCAAACGTGTTATCAAGTTCGAGCCACAGGATTGCTTCGTCGGAAAGAACGTCGCAAAGCTCGATACCAAAGAGGTTCCCGACTGCACCTCAGAAGAGTTCCCAACCTTCATGGCTGGCATCGTTTCGGATGTAAAGAAAGCCATTCAGTCGAACTCTGAGGCTACCAAGGCTGCTAATGAGCTGCTTGTGTCTCTTCGTGACGATCTCGACGCAGCACTCAATCCCGAAGATTTCGATGCTTGCTTGGAGGCCCGCATGAAGCTGCCCGCTGTATATCGAAAGGCATTCGCTGCCGAGGTTAACAAGAAAGCCAAGGCAAAGGGACTCACCTACAACAAGGAAGAGAACAAATATCAGGCTGCAGCATGAAGCCAGTTATCCGAGTAACAACAATAGAGTCGTTCCGACGTTATATAGAGCAGTCGGAACGCTCTTTCTTCGAGATAACAGAGCAGTCGGTCATTGATTCGATAATCTCTTTTGATGGTAATGTAAAGACCCGTGTCGGCACAGCATTTCACCGCATAGTAGAAGAGGGGACACCTGAATGTCAGAAAGTCGATGCAGGCGTTCGCACCTATCTATATTATAGGAAGCCCAAAGAGGAGCCAGTTCCATGTGGCTACTCATACGATGTTGACGGACATCAGGTTATACTCGATGATGACCAAGTAAAGGTGGCATTAGCCTATCGAGAGCAGTATCCCTGCGTATTCCATGAGGTACGCGAGTTTAAGGACTACGGGGATTGCATCGTAACAGGCTGCGCTGATATGCTCTGCACAACAGAGATTCGTGACATCAAGACCAAGTACAGCGCAAAATTCTCAGACGAGGATTATATGAACTCATGTCAGTGGCGATACTACTTGGAGCTGTTCGGCCTCGATACATTCCACTTCGACCTCTTCATCTTTGATGATTACGACGAGAAGAAGCATGGCTACGACGTTCGGGGTTTGAATCTGCACCGATACGAGCCAGCAATCACCTGCTATCGCTATCCCACGATGGAGCAGGACAATCGCAGACTCCTGACAGAGTTCCTGCGTTGGGCAGAACTTAGAAATTTAACTCAATACTTACAATTTAAAGAAGATTAGATATATGGCAAATAGCAACATGATTTATGGCTCAATTTGTGTGAGCGACATTCCCAAGGAACTTTTTAAAAAGGTAAAGTGTCAGGACGGAAAAGAGCGCGTGTTCCTCAATATCAAGGTATGTGCTCGTAAAGAGGTTGGAAAGTACGGACATACTCACTTTGTGAGCTGCGAGCCTGCTAACAAGGACGAGCGCAAAGAGGGTGTTAACTACATCTGTGGTGACATGAAGGAGTATGTTCCTCAGAGCAATACTCCATCTCAGGAAGCAATTAATGCTGCCCAGCCTGCAAATGATGACGATTTACCTTTCTAAATAATGGCTAAGGTAAAGACAATCACTCTAACGAAGAACGGTGAGCAGGTTTCCTTCGACAAGGAGTCTGCCGCCATCTTTGCCGCTCTCGCTAATGGCCGTTATACGATTACCATTGCACGAGAAAAAGAACCACGCAGCATTGACCAAAACTCTTTGATGTGGCTGTGGTTCAATTGTATCGAGACTGAGACTGGCACACCAAGTCAGGATGTTCACGACTATTACTGCTCTAAGTTCCTCCGCAAGCGCATTGTGTGGATGGGTACTGAAAGGTGGATAGTTCAAGGCACGTCCAAACTCAAGAAGGACGCAATGTCGGACTTCCTCAATAAGGTTCAAGCCGATGCCCTCACAGAAATGGGTATAAGGTTGCCAGATCCAGAGGACATGTATTACGAAGCTTTCTATCAGACTTACAAATGATAGGGTACTGCTTTGGCCTGCGTCTCGATATAAACTACATGGAGCAGAAATGTCAGCATCGTGACGTATGTCCATACTACACCAACGTCAATCTTGGCGTTGCCCTCTCTCACCCTGATGAATATCAGGAACTCGATACATATAATAACAATTGTAAATACTACGATATACAATGGCAAAAGAAAACAAAAACATGCGAGACCTTGGGTACATCGAACGATGGGCTGCTGGGTCTATTGAGTCCAAGCTCTTCGAAAAAACCATAGGGCAGGGGCTATACTTCGTTGGAATGGTTGACAAGAACTCTGAGAACGAAATCATCCATGTGTGTAAAGATGCAAACCTGATGTATCACTCTGTAATCTCTAAATAAGATATGTGTAAGGGATTTGTTAGAATACCAAGGCGATTGTTCGAAGATAAGCAGTGGAACACCAAGCGCGTGTACAGTGAGCTTGATGCCGTTACCGACATCTACACCTCTGCTTGCATTCAGGACAGAATCGAGGCTGATGGAACTGTGATTAGGCGAAATCAGCTTGCCATGTCCGTTCGCTCACTTGCTGAGAGATGGATGTGGACAAAGTCAAAGGTTGAAAGATTCTTGGCCGCTCTCGTAAAGAAAGGCTACATCAAAATCGAGGCTTCAAGGTCGATGACAATCGTTACGATTATCGACTTCGGTGTTGATGAAGATGATGCCCCCAAAATGCAAAGCGAGACACTAACCGAGACACCAACCGAGACACTTGCGAGACACCAAAACCCTGATAAATTCAGGGGTTTGCGGGTGGTCAGCGGGACACCAACCGAGACACCTATCGAGACACCAACCGAGACAGCTTCGCGCGCATATATGAATGATTTATCTATATCTATGTCTATAGAGAAGAAAGAAGAAAATAACCCCCTTAATCCCCCAAAGGGATATGAGGATTACGACTTCTCCAACATGGATAAAGCACTCTTGGAGGTAGTATTCGACTGGCTCAACTACAAGAAAGAGCGTAGGGAGAAGAAATATTCTCCGAGAGGTCTCAAGATGTTCTATGGCCATCTCTGCAAATTAAGCAATAACGACCCTGCCATAGCCAAACAGATTGTAGAGCAAAGCTACGTCAATAACTGGGCAGGTATCTTCGAATTAAAACAAAACAATTATGGCACAGCAAGTCAAAGCACTCAGTACAATACTCAAACAAGCCCTTCCGACAGCGAGTTACAGCTCCAAACGCTCAGACTTATCGAGCATCTTGGAGAAGAGAGGAGAGCTTGTCGTGCAGCGGTTCGGTAATGAAGCATCATTCTTGGTCAAGGTTAACCCCGATGCACAAATAGCCTTTGCAGCAAAACCAAAAGCAGCCATCTTAGGCGATTATCCAACGCTCAGGGATATTGATTCGGGATATGGCAAGGACTTCTCAGTCGAGTGGCTGTTACCGCAGATTGCCGACCTGGCACTCTTTACGGGAGCCAAGAACTTGACCGCACAGCAGCAATTAGGACTGGCCCGTGTCATTTCGACCGAATACAAGTATCTCAAGATTACCGAGATGTTGCTGTTCTTCTACAAGTTCAAGACTGGCAAATATGGCAGGTTCTACGGCACGGTTGACCCGATGGTGATTACAAGCGCATTGCAGCAGTTCGTCAAAGACCGCAACACAATGATAGACTATTATGACCTTGAGAAGAAGCGCGAGGACGCAGAAAAAGAAAAGGTAGGCGTGATGACCTACGCAGAGTATCTTAGTCTCGTAGAAAGCGAGAAAGCAGGAAAATAAGACAACTTACATAACACTTTTATAACTTCATTTACTATCAAAAAAAGAAAGAATATGACGATTGGATTAAGTACAACAGATGCCAAAAAATTAGGATTGTTATCAAAGGATGTATATGCTAATGCAAAAGAACACGGATGGCATGAGCAGTATCAGTCTCCTCAGCATTGGCTATGCCTCATAATGACAGAGGTCTCAGAGGCAATTAATGCTGATAGAAAGGGGAAAAGAGCACAGCTTGACAAGTTCATGAACGGTGCAAAGACTATCATGCCAAAGAAAGGCCATGAGGAAACATGGATTCTGGCTTTTTCAGAGAATATCAAAGACACAGTAGAAGATGAGCTTGCTGATGTAGTCATCCGCTTGCTCGATATGTCTCAAGCAATCTACGGCAATGACATGGAATGGCTTGCTACACCAAGCAAGTTCAGCGAGAAGAAATCTTTCACCGAGACTGCTTGGAAATTAACATCAAAGCACCTGAATTGGGACCAGTATTCGATACGTGAGAGCATTGCCTATGTAAATGATTGGGCAGAAAGCCTTGGCATCAGTCTCCAGCTACACATTAAGCTGAAGATGGCGTACAACCAATTCCGTCCTTATAAACACGGAAACAAAAAGTATTAAACAGTATGAAACAGATTATAGACATTAATGGATTGAAGCAGGGTGACACGATCGTCCACTTTAGGGGAGAAAGAGTTGACCAATGGGAGTTTCTAATGATTCATCCTCACAACGACAAATATGTGCTACTGCTTGACACGCTTAGCCAAGATGCATTCAAGCAGTATATTCCCAAGATGCTTAATACAGACGAATGGCAGCAGGACTATAAGATTGAGGATATTTTGGAACAGCGCATTGCCTACCATAAAAAAATGATGAAATATATCAAAGAACGATTAGATAAAGCAAGAAAATGACAGAACAAGTATACCACATTTTAGTTACTCGCACTTGCGATCATAAGTGCCCAGTATGTTGTAACAAACTCTACGACTTAGACAAGTTGCCAGCAGTTACTCCAGATAATCTACGCGAGGCCGACACCGTCTGCCTCACTGGTGGCGAGCCGCTGCTTTTAGGGTATGAGCAGCTTTATACTCTTGCTCGCAGAATCCGCACGCAGTACCCTAACATCAAGAAATTATACGTGTATACAAGCGGGCAACGACTAAAAAAGATTCAAGAATACTCTTGGTGTGATTTGTCTAAGTATATTAATGGCTTTAGTGTATCGCCAAAAGGTCTTAGTGAATGGGTTGCGTTTGCAGAATTTGCTGCCAATAAGATTCTCTCTGAAATATCAACAAGCCGCAATATGTCCAACCGTCTTTATGTTTTCGACGAGCAGGTAGAGAGTTGGGAGAGGGTAAAGGATGCATATAATCTCCACTTGGATAGTTCATGGGATGTTATTGGCCGCAAATGGGACAAGACTTTCAAAACTCCTGAGAATGAACATTTTGTGAGACTCCCTATTTTGTATTAACAGAATTGCCAGTCATTTAGAATAATCGGCCTATCTTTTTTGATAGGCTGATTTTTCTCTCATTTTTTTTCTAAAATACTTATAATTCAGAAATAATAATTAACTTTGCAGGCGATATGAAACCGATAATAAAGTACAGAGGTGGTAAATCAAAAGAAATACCACAGTTTATTCAATATATACCGAACTATGCAGGTCGGTACATTGAACCATTTTTTGGTGGTGGTGCAGTTTATTTTCATCTTGAGCCACATAATGCTATCATCAACGATATTAATGCAAGGCTCATGAACTTCTATACTGCTGTACAGCAGAATTATCCTCAGCTGAGAGACGAATTGAGACGTTTAGAGGAAATCTATACAGCAAATAGAGCGGCCTTTGACGAATTAAAGGCACAGCACCCGACGGAAAGAGTAGAGGATGCAAACGAACCATTATATTACAATCTTAGAAACATGTATAATGGGTTAATCGATGCAGAGTATTCTGATGCAGCACTGTATTATTTCATAAACAAAACAGCGTACTCAGGCATGATTCGATTTAATGCAAGAGGTGAATATAACGTACCTTATGGCAGATATAAGAATTTTAATACTGGTATAATCACAGAGCAACACAGCAACCTATTGCAGAGAGCGCAGATACATAACGGTGATTATCACGCAATCTTTGACATGGCGCAGCCCGATGATTTTATGTTCTTAGACCCTCCCTATGACTGTGTCTTTTCTGATTATGGAAATGAAGAGTATCGGGATGGTTTTAATGAAGCAAATCACAGAATGCTGGCACAGGATTTCTATAACTTAGGTTGCCATGCAATGATGGTTATAGGTGCAACCCCATTGACACGCGAATTGTATGGTGGGAATATCGTAGCCGAATACGGTAAACAATACTCTGTAAACATTCGTAATCGATTCCAAGCAGCAGCACAACACATTGTAGTAACAAATTATGGCATCTAAAACAGTCAGAAGCAGACCCATCCAAGGTCAAGCATTGTTTTTCATAACTTCACCGAGGACACCTTTTAAGGCTATCCCAGAAATAAAGCTGTGGAACGAGAAACTCCACGGCCAAACATGGGATAAGAATACCCAGTTACGATTCTACGAACTCCTTAGAGAAGAAAGTTTTTTCGAGGGAAATGAAGCTAAAGATAAGGCTTTTGCAGGTAGAGATAGAATCAACAGATTACCAAAGGCGTTAGGGTTTGTGAGACTACCGATAATAGGTCTGACCTCAGTCGGCAGGGAGTTCATCGAAACAAACAACAAAGAGGAAATCCTATTAAGACAAATGCTAAAGCTGCAATATCCCTCTCCATATCACCCTCTGGGGAAAAACGCTACAGATTATTATGTTAAGCCATACTTGGAATTATTTAGGTTGATTAGAGATTTGGGAGAACTGGCATTTGATGAGTTGCATATATTCGCTATGCAACTCGTCAATTACCAGCGATACGATACTATACTGTCTAAGATAAAACGCTACAGAGAAGAATGCGCAGCTCACAAAGGTAAACTTAAGTTATTTAAAAAAGAACTTTTCTACCGTGAAGCTTCAATCATATATGCACAAGAAATCGAACGTGGAGCCTTGCAAATTAGAGAAAACGGCAAGAAAACGAAAACAAAAGAAGAATATCTTGAGACGAAGATTAGTAATCTAAGGGATTACGCAGATGCTGCCGTTAGAAATTTGCGTTCGACAGGTTTGGTTCATGCATCTGCTATTGGAAAAACTCTATCGATCCTCCCTGAGCGTCAAGGAGACGTAGACTATTTCCTTAGAACAATTCCAAGAGAACCATGCTTCGTAAAAGACCAAGAACGTTACGAAGAATACTTGTGGAATCCCTCTATCCCGAAACTGCTTTCTGATAACGAATCTGCAATCATAAATGAACTCAAGCAAAAGTTTAATTATGATGTTGATAAATCATTATCGTTGAACCGCCTTAAAGACGTTCTGAACCAAAAACGAGAAGAGAGGCGTAACGAAAAAATCGAAGAGCAGGTAAAGGTACTCAAGTCATATAAAGACTATGAGCAGATTGAAGAGACATTTAAAACTATGCACCAGTCATACGATGAACCATTGTTCTTTGAATGGAACACTTGGCGAGCTATGACGATGCTTGATGGTGGAGAAATTAAAGCAAACCTAAAGTTTGACGATTCAGGCATGCCTATGAGTACAGCAATGGGTAATATGGCCGATATTGAGTGTGACTACGGAGACTTTGATGTTATTGTAGAAGTCACAACATCATCAGGAAAGACGCAATTTAAAATGGAGGGCGAACCTGTACCCAGACATATAGGCATTCATAAGGAGAAACATCAGAAGCCAACATACTGTTTTTTCATAGCACCTACTATTAGTACTTCTACTATAGGACACTTCTACTCATTATTCGTTTCAAATATTGTAGAGTATGGAGGAAAGTGCAATATAATTCCTATGACTCTTGATACTTTCAGAGTTATGCTCAAGAAGGCTGTTGAAGCTCCAAACAAACCTACACCTCAAGATATTAGAAAATTATTCGAAAAGTCCCAAGCGTATGCTAAAGAATGCATTATGAATGATGCAACGGATAGGGATTGGTACGATAGAATTACAGAGACTGTTAATAATTGGTTGGCTATACAATAAATAAAACAATAGTGGCAGTTTGAACGATGTGTAAAACGTATGGTTTGATTTAGAGGACAAGCCTTGGGGAAGAGTACTCGGAATACTCTTCCCCTTTTTTATGCATTTTCCTCAAAATCCCTTGGTAGTTTGAGTGGAATTATATACCTTTGTGCCTGATTAATTAATAGACCAAAATACAATGGCATACAATTATGAATATCCACGACCAGCAGTCACAGCTGACTGCGTGGTTATAACAAACGAACCGCTTCCAAAGGTTCTGTTCATTCAAAGAGGTAACAATCCTTTCAAGGGTAGTTGGGCTTTGCCAGGAGGATTCATGGAAATGGACGAAACCCTTGACCAGTGCGCTATCCGTGAACTTAAAGAAGAGACTGGTCTCCAGCTCTCAGAGTGTTATCAGGTAGGTGCTTACTCTGGAGTCAGCCGCGATCCTCGCACCCGTGTTATCACAGCAGCTTATCTATTCATCGTTCCTGAGCCATTTAAAGTAGAAGGACGGGATGATGCTGCAGATGCTCAGTGGTTCCCAATAACAGATTTACCACATTTGGCTTTCGACCATTATGATATAGTTCGAGATGCCGTTAGGCTTTATGCCCGTGTTGTCAACCCTATAGAGAAAGTTTCTAACAAGTAATTATCAATGAAAGAGCAATATAATTCAAGCATTGAAGAAGAGAGCGAATACGAGACCATCAGTCACAAATATATACTGGATGATGACGAGATTCCTTTCGAGGTAAGAATGAAGTACATCCTCAAGGCTTATAGAAATGACCAAGATAAATGGGCGAGGTTTTACATTCACGCCAAGCAAGTTCAAGAGAATGCAACAGAGTATAAGAATAAGCTGAAAGAGGCGCGAGTAAGAATCATGCAATTAGAGCAGGAACTCAAACATTGTAAGCAAACCAAGAGCCAATCGGCGATTCTTGAGTCTCGCATGGTATCTTCGTTGCTCGCAAATGATACAGTATCAAAATTCAAGAGCATAGCTGAAAAGCAGAATGAATATATCAGTGTGCTGCAGGATTTGCTATATGAGCACGGCGTTGCTTACCCACCTAACAAAATAAAAATATAAAAGGTATGGATACATCATCGTTTCATCAGGTACTTTGGGCTGTCGGCATCTTTGCAATCGGCATGTTGGCCGGCTATATGCTCAAGATCGTGTTGGTCAATCGAGATAGGATTAAGGCCAATCAGAAATAAACAACAAAGGGATGCCTCTTTCCGTAAGGCAGAGGACGTTGAACTCTCATCTGTTAAGATGCTTTCAAGACGGGTCACCATCCCTTTTACACCATAAGAGGATGCCCCACATCGTAAGACTGGGGAAGTAATAAAGAGCAAATCGTACACTCAAATCTGGAACATCCTCTTCCATTTTCATGGGCTTGAAGCGCGAAATAACGTGGATAGCCCATGTTTTTTTGCATTTTTCCCGATAAAAGTTTGGAGGTTAAGAAAGATTTCGTAACTTTGCCATAGCTTAATGAGTTTTTTCTCATATAAGCGGGTTAAACAAAACGCATGCGCGGCTCGTTCGCGAGGATGAGCCGCTCTATTATTAACTTAAAACAATCGAATTATGATGGAACTATTAGTCAAAAGATTAAGAAAAAGAGAATTGCCAACAATCATGTTATTGTTAGCTCTGTTATTGTCTACTGCTTGTATGGCTCAAAAATACAGCAATCCCCCAAAACCCAACACAACATACACAAATAATAATCCGTTGTATACCTATATGTATAGGATGTGGGGGACAAAAAAAGATATATCTTACGAAGATTATTGGATAGGAAAGACAGATGCCAACGGAAAATTCAATGGCTGGTGTCAGCGTAGAAACTTTAGAGAAAAATCTGCGGAAGATGATATTGGATATTTTAGAAATGACCGACTATACAGTGGTTATCACTTTCAATATTACTATGATGAACCAGAAAACACAGAATACTCATATATACAGAATGGAGAATTTAAGAATACTTGGAAGGTAAAACAGGGAGAACTTTTTGCAACTCTTAAAGCGGTTGGAGAATATGGAAGAAAAAAAGAAGGAGTAACACCACTATCTCGAAGCTATGGCTCTAAATTTTTCAGTTACTCTGGTCGTACTGGCGATAATTATGGTTATGATAGGAAATCCGCTACCGCCCAAAGAGGTACAACAATAAATGCCGCAGGTGGTATAGCTGTTCTAGCAGCTATTGGTGCGGCTATATGGACTGGTGCAAAAGCTATTGATGATGCTGATTATCAAAGAAATTTAGAGAAAGACAGAAAAGCTGCTCAAGAAGCAAACACATCAAAGGGTAATGTAGAAATTGTTGAATGGGGAACACTTGGGGCTTTAGCCATTTCACATGCTATGGTTCAACTCCGAAATCGAAATAATTATGATGTGATTGTCACTGTAAGTTTGTTTCAGGATGGTTGGAGCGATGGAGAAATCATATACAGCGATGGAGAACGTTCAGAGTATCTTCCTGGTGTTCATGATGATTATTCTACCTCTATTAAATTAAAACCTAATTCTATACGTAAAGTGTATTTGAAAGCAGATGGCAGAGGACGACCTACTCATATTAGAATTAAATCCGTAAGATAATAATAGAACAAGGGGAGGGTGTTTGCCCTCCCCATTTATTTACCCCTTCCGTAGCCTTATTATTACAAGCCATATCAGCAGACCGATGATAATCCAAGGAGCAAAATTCAGTACCGCTCGTTGGTATAGCGTTAGCTGCTTCTCGATGACTTTCTCCCTGTACCTCGTACGATAAACAGTCTTGTAGTATTTCAACCTGATATGCCTCACAGGGATGGTCACGTCCTTGTTTATCTTCTGAGGTTTATTCTCCAGCGAATGAAACAGATACGGCACACCATCGCGCCAGCTTAGTTTTGCATCGCTGATAGCGAAATCTGTCTCAAGATGGCTTGTGCTATCCATCGTCACAATCGAGGCCGTCTGAGCTGGAATCTCAAACTCTACAGGCACTTGTACGTACACGATACTTTCGACGCGCTCTGTCAGGAATGAATCTCTGGTATCAATCCGCTCAAAGACCTTCTGTGTCCTGCAGCCGTTAAACACACAAGCTACAAGCAATAGCATGAAAAATACAAGCTTCCTCATAACTTAAACACTTTCTTTGCCTTGGCAAGGTAAGCCTTGCGCTCTGCCAAGCCATTGGTTCCACCATTGATACGCTTTGTCGCTGTAACAATATCGTCACGATCGGCGAACGTATTCAGACTGTTGCGCTTCCAAAACCAAAAGGCCGATGCTACAGCCCATTCGTCCTGCTCAAGCCACTCAGGGTATTCCTCAAAATTCACACCCAGGTCTTTCGAAATCAGGGCGTAATTGTGTCGGCCAGTAATCTGAATCAGGCCGCGTCCCTTGTATTTGGGGCCATCTCCCTTGTGAGTGTTGCCCAGATCCTTGCGACCCTCGTATTTCATTCCGCTGGCCAGCTCCCTGCGATACTGAAGCTCTCCGCTCTCATGGGCAACCTGTGCCAAGAAATGAGCCATTCGCAATGTGGTGTCCACGCCATACTCCTTAGCGTACTTGTTGATGTATGGCAAAAATCTATCTACTCTCTTATCAGCGCGAGGCATGATTACCAGTACCTCGTCTCTTGTCAATGTCTTTAACATCATTAATAATCTTTGTTAGTTTTATCGTTAATTGTTTGGTCAGCAGCCTTACCAATCAGCATGCCCCTCAGTGTGAGGATGTTCACAATGAAACGGATAAGCCAACGCCATACGTCCTTCGTCTTGACCTCGATACCAAGTTTGAGATAGCAGTAGTGTCCAAGGATACTCGCAATCTCCGCAAGACAGCCGATACCAAGTGCGCCAGCTGCTGTGTACATGTGGTAGCCCCAGCCCATAGGCTCTGTAATGGCGATGCCAAGGTATGCGCCAACCAGCAGATAGGTCATGTAATCGACGAATTTGTTGGTTGTTCTGCGTATGGCCCTTGATTTACGCCACTTGTACTGTTCCATGCCTATGGCATCACCGTTAGCCTTGGCTTCCTCATACCTCTGCATGGATTCGCTGTGACCCCACCAAAAGTCTGTTGCGATAAGAACTATCGAACAGAGAATCATGCTTCTCAAATCATAAGCCACTGCCATGATTTCCGCACCGATGCCAGCTTCGCTACCGCCAATGCCAGCCCATAGTGCGACCTTATTACTCGAATTTAAATCCATTTTTAGTTATTCAAATTGTTATCCTAAAAAGAAAGGGTAGGCGGGTGTGTTACCGCCTAACCCTATGCAGCTGGAGTGTGGTTTCAACAGTCCAACTTTCGGGAATCATGACATTAGTGATTACTCGTTGATAATACCATCCAACAGCATAACCTGAGCCATCTTCCAGTCGGGGTTGCTTGTCATCAGCTTTCCGAATGCTTCCTCTGACAGAGGCTCGAACGACAGTTTTACCTCCTTGTTGGCGAACTCCTCGATAGCCTTGCCAACCAGCTCGTTGTATTTCTTAAACTCCTCGATGAATGCATTGTACTCAACGGCACCGATGGGAGACTTGGTCATGTCGCCATTCTCGCGTACAAGTGCCTCATACTCCTGAGCCTTAGCAAGGGTCTCGTCGAAACCACCCTCGATCTCAGGCTTCAGCTTCTCTGCTGCGTCCTTGTTGTCCTCTTCGAACTTGATAGCTACTGGCTTCAAAGCACGGGCAACCTTCCATACCTTCACTTTATCGGCATCGTCCATAGAACCGAACTTTGCACCGTTCAACACATTGTAAGCAGCTAAAATCTCTGATGTTTTTACATTAATTTCCTTCATGATTGTTGTTTTAAAATTGTTATTTTGTTATCCTGATTATTCTTGTAGAAATAGGGCAGGAGGCCGTAGCCTCCCACACCTTAGTTTTTCTTCTTGGGTAGAACCTCAGCTTCGATTTCGTCGATAGCACCCCAAGCAAGATTCGAATCCTTGCGGTTCATCTCACTAATAGAGTACTTCAGCTCGCCATCACGCATGTAACCATTGAAGTTACCGAAATGTTCACCGATTTCGTTCTGCTCGTTGGGGCGATAGCAAGAGCCATTGATGTACTGAATCTCGCCAGTCAGCTCGTCCTTTGTTACGTTACCCTGAACGATAATTGCTTCCTGCTTACACTCAAAAGTAGTGTTTACACTTGAACTTGTTACCTTATACATAATCTTTTTACACTTAAAAAAATAATAATGTTATCCTATATATACTAATTTATTTTACGTTATCCTTTTTGCAAAGGTATGGAAATAAATCCATCTGAGCAAATTTCAAATGTTATTTTATCTTACTTTTCTATAACTGAGGTTGAAAATCTTCCATCATGCCAACGGGAACAACCTGACCACCACTAAGTACAACGAATGCCTGATAGTTATAGCTATTAGACATACCTGTAAAAGTATGTGTAGTGTTTCCATTACCAGTAAACGTAAGCGTTCCTGACGATTTCTCGTCTGTGAGTTGTGGGTCGCTCCATTTTCTACCAACTCGTTTAACAACAATTCTACCAGTCTGAGTAGTTTTTGTATTGCGTACGGTAACTCGCAAGCTTGTGTGATTTTTATCAAGCCACATACCAGAGGCAGTAATACCCGTCAATGCTGGGTCGCTCGAAGATGTAACAACAAGTTTATACGGAGATAGGTTAGGTGCAGTCCAAAACGTATAACTCTTTGAAAAAGAACCTAAAGTGGGGGTAATCTTTTCCGTACACAAGAAGGGATATGCGGTATAAGAGCCATTACCAATACCACACTTATCAAACTGAACAGACGAACCACCTGCAGTACTATCCGTTCCATGATATACAACACCACCATTGCTATTACAAATTGCCACACCAAAATATACTTGTGTACCGAAATCTGCAAGCGAGACATTATAGCTGCCGCTGACTGCAATTGCGCAGCCAGCAGCAAATGTACCTCCATTCGCCATTTTTTCAACACCAGCAAATGCCTCACAAGCAGGTGTCGCATTGTGGTTATAGCCAGCAAAGTCCTGTAGTCGGTATGGGCCTGCTGCATCACCTGTAGGTCTTTGGTATATCCATCCGTTCATACCACCTTTAGTATTGGCAATAACATCAGCAAAAACTGATGTTTTATAGGGCAAAAGGCCACATACTGCGCCATCCAAACCTTGGAACCAATTAGCATTATCTTTCCATTTGTTAGTGGAATAATCCCATTGATCCGTTGTAAGGATTGCAGACAACTTTACTGGCTTATACTTTGACCAGATATTGATATGTTCATCTACACATGCCGCATTCACTACGGTATGGGTTGTGCCAAGGGCCTTGTTTACATCGGCCAATGACACAGGGGCTGTAATTAATCCGTTATTTACACTCATAGATTGTTATCCTTTTATTAATTTGTTTAATTGTTGTCTTAACTCTAAATTTTCACGTTCAAGTTCCTTGATTCTGCGTTCGTGGTCAACGACCTTGCGGGCTGTAGAAATAGCTGCAACCAAAGCGGCTACACCGTAATCCAAAGAGAGTGTTCCCTCAACATCATCAGCCTTTTTTACAACTTCAGGGAGTACTGTCTGCCAATCCTGAGCAATGGAACCTGCGTAGATAGATTTGTCTGCTCGACCATCACACCATTTGTATCTGATAGTAGGCATTGCAGCCAAACGTTCTACAGTTAGTTCAACCTTGCTAAGAATGCGCTTATGACGCTTATCAGAGAGGGCAGACAAGCTACCATTCGAAGTAACATTTTGGAATACTGCATTACCATTGGTGCGGATACTCCAATAGGTTTCGGCTGTGCCATTCATCGAACATACATCTTGAAGCATCAACCAACCTCCATTATTGCTGTTGCCAATAATAAGTGTGCCTGTATTTCCAAAGCTTATTCTTGCGCCAGTATTCATGGTGAAACCGCTCACATCGCACACTCTATAATTACCCTCATTTTGATAGAAATATCCATCGACCTGCATACTTACTTGGCCACTCTTGTAGGCAAATGCCAAATCACTACCGCCTGGGAAATTCCATATAGCACCTGCTGAATAACCATTACCAGCAGTAAGTGTTCCCCATGTTGGAATATTTCCATTAGATGACACCATATTATGCTTATGTATGCCATTAGAGGTGTCGAGGATTGTATACCAATCGTTGCCTTTATAGTGTAATAAGTCTGAATTGTCACTACGGATAACTCCTTGGCAAGAAACGGCACCGACACCCCATTGGCTACTTGCTACTCCAGTATAGCTATATGGATGATAAACCAAAAGTCCGTCACCAGAAGGTCTCGACTCAACTCCGTATCCTTCTTTAACATACAAAGTACCATCAACCCATACATCACCAGCCTTTAAAGTTCCGTATTGGCCACCTCTTGTTTTAACCATAAATGGGAGGCTTGTTGCAGATGGTGAATCGGTTGCTCTTGGTGTTTCTAAGGTAATACCATTACTTTGACAATACCACTGACACACATTGTATGTGCCCGAACCTACTCCAGTAAACTGAAGTGGAACACCATTAGATGAACTAAAAGTGCCTGCTATATTACCACCATTGTAAGAACCGCCACCACTTGAAGCATATTGACCGATATTATCTACAGTAATAAGCTTCGTCCATGACGTTCTTTCAAAGCGAGCACTATCTACGGTTTTTCTTATAAAAATATCTGTACCTGAATAGTGAGGAATACATATATCTAAGCCAGAACAGCTACCATCCATTTGAAAATGTAACAGAGAGCCAGTGTAACCACCAAAACCTATTAAATACGCACCCGATTTTAGAGTGGTATATTTTCCGTCATAATAGGACTTTACGTCTGTTAAATAATTAACGAATAGTTTACTCTTCTCACTTGCAAGGATTCCATAATCGCTAAAATTCCCCGAATGAACAATCTTGTTCCAGCTGTTCCAAGCGGTATCAGACGCAGAAGTTCTCATGAACATTCCGTGATTGTTGAAAGCCAACTGTACAGGTCTTTGTCCGCTATTATCTCCCCAAGGAGTGAAAGTCGTTCTGTTCTCAAAATCTGTAGTAGCACCGCCAGTCTGACAGAATTCTGTATATATAGAAGCGGCACCTACATTGCTCATGTACCATGAAGGGGCATTGTTTGTTGTACGAAGATCGTGACCATTCAAACTTGCGTGATTATGAGCCGACGGAGCAAATGTGCTTGGCTTACCAGTAATGTCCGACCAAGCATAGTGGTCGTTATCCTGCTGTGTAAATGTGAATGTTGTACCATCTGCCCTTGTAGCAGTAAAGGTAGTTCCGTTACGAGTAATATTCTTGATGGCCTCTGACTTCTGAGCATAGATGCTTAGAGCAGTTGTAAGGTGCTTATGGCTAATCTGACGAGTATCAGAGTCACTTTCCAACAAAGCCCATGTAACATCGCCAGTGCCTGAGCCTGCAATTCCATCTGCGGTTTCGCCTAATGCTGTAATACCACCTCTTGTGTACAAATCAGCAGCAATATGAGCATCGTCCTCACCGAGTTTGTAAATCTCGATCGCGTTATTATCCGAATCGTAACCAAGGTAGATATCGCCAATCTTCAATGTCTTAGACGATGCAATGGCAATACCAGCATTGGCGGTTAGTAATCCCGTGAGAGTACCACCAGCCAAAGGTAGATAGTTAAGCGAAGGTTTACCAGTAATTTCACTCCATGCATAGCTTGGTTTTGTAGCAGCCTTGGCCCAAGCGTACACATCTGATGCAGGACGGGCATTGCTTAGACGAGCATCATTACCTGCACAAGCATCATTAGCACCTGTGCCAAGAGGTCGCCAAGTGTTTGTATCAGGATTGCCTGGCATGGTAACTTTGATATCCACACCACCGACAGTCGCAATAGTAGCTGTTGCGCCCCAAGCTAATGTTGCACCTTTATTTACGAACGAATAGGTAGTATTATTGTCAGTCCATGGCACATTCACGTACGCGTTGCCGTTAGCATCTAATGCAACTGCATAGTTCTTGCCGCTATTGGTATATCCTATCTTGATACCACCCAATACGTCAGCAGTTGCAGTAGGCAAAGTATAGGTGTATTTATTGGCACCAGCAGCAATACCATCGAGTTTCTTCTTGTCAGCCGCGCTCATAAGGCCGTTGGCAGACTGAGTGGCGGCAGAGTAGGTAGTGTTATTATCTGTCCAAGGTACGTTGACAAACATTTTGCCGTTGGTATCAAGTTGAACAGCGTAGTTCTTGCCGCTTGCGGTATAACCGAAATGGTTGTTAACCCAATCCAGTGTTGCATAAGTGCTGAGAGCTGTAGTAAGATGACTTAAGGCGACTTGGCGCGTATCTGAATCATTTGCTAACAAATCCCAAGTTACGTCGCCCACACCTGCGCTACCATCGGTGATTTCACCCAAAGAAGCAACACCGCCTCTTGCGTAGAGATTTGCTGCAATATGGGTAGTACCATCGAGTTTGTAGATTTCGATAGCATTAGCCTCTGCATCATAACCAATGTAAATATCACCAATCTTCAGAGTTTTAGATGAAGCAATAGTTACACCACCATTAGCGGTAAGCAACCCAGTTAGAGTTCCACCGCTCAGAGGCAGATAATTGAAAGCTGGTTTGCCAGTAACATTACTCCAAGCCACGCTACCTGCTGAAGTAGCATATGGGATAGTTAAGTCGGCATTTGTACCATTGGTGTTAATTCGCAGATAGTTGCCGTTGATCGTTGCTGCACGAACACCGCTATTGTAGAATGTTGTACCACTTAAGCCAACACCATTGTTCGCTGAATAGGTGGTATCGGTATTTGTCAGCGACTTAATTTCACCATTGATTTTGACTGTCAGCGTAGAACCATTAAGCGATACAGAACTATTCTTAGCGGTAAGAACAGTATTACCATCCCAAGTGAGAGTGCCGTTTGCATTACCCCATAACTGCTTATAACCGCCGCTACTCTTAGCCCAAAGAGCAAATGCGCCACTTTCCATATCAACAGAACGCAAGGCCAAACCAGCACCATCATTGTTACGCCAATTCCAAGCTATATCAATGTTTTTTCCGCCATCCGTTTTGGTTATCGAAAACTCCCTTGTACCATCCGTGCCACCATACATAATCAGCTTTGATAGGACGAGGTCACCTGTCAAAGTTCCACCACTCAAAGGCAGGTAGTTGAACGAAGGTTTTCCAGTTATATCACTCCATGCATAATGGTCAGTATTTGGATTGGCGGGCATTGTCACCTTGATGTCTACACCACCAACAGTAGCAATGGTCGATGTCGTATCCCATGCGAGTTTAGCACCTTTATTAGTGAAGGTGTAAGTTGTATTAGTCCACGGAACATTAACGTATGCTTGTCCGTCATCGTTCAGAACAACAGCATAATTCTTACCACTTGCAGTATAACCAGTTTTTATACCACCATAAGAACTTGATGTAGCAGCCGAGATGGATTTAAGATACCCTGCACCGTTTGCCAACTGACTATTATCGGTGGGAATATCGCTAACCATAGCGAATGTGCCAGTTTTATCAGGAAGGGTGAAATTTCTTGTAGCTGTTAATGCTGCACATGCTATTACGGCAGCATTTGCTGTCGACGAGTATATGAAGAGTTTTCCCTCCATATTCTTTGCCTTTCCTTTGGCAATACTATTACCAATATACAACTCAGCGCGTCCCAATACCGAAGTACTACCTGATAATGCTTTGTATTTTATACTATCGTTAATATTTAGCTGTTTATCACCAGTACCGCTTGCTAACGTCAGCCAATAGCTTGTAAGGGACGATGGGTCGCTTTGGATGATTTTTACATAGTTGTAATTATTGTTATCTGTCCAAGGGACATTAACAAACATCTTATTGTCGCCATCAAGCTGAACGGCATAATTCTTACCGCTTGTTGCGTAGCCAACTTTCACACCACCGAGAACGTCAGCAGTAGCAGCAGGTAGATTGAACTTATTGAAGTTTTCCGATACCCAAGCCTGTGTGGCATATGTACTTAAAGCCGTAGTCAAATGACTATGAGCGACCTGTCTTGTATCTTTATCACTTTCAAGTAAAGCCCAAGTTACATCGCCTACACCAGCAGAGCCATCTGTTGTTTCGCCAAGCGAAGCCAAACCACCAGTTGCATAGAAGTTAGCAGCTGTAGTACCATCACTTTTCACAACCTTCAGGGCATTGTTGGCAGAATCGTAGACAATGCGGATGCCGCCAATCTGAATGAATGTACCGTTGGCAGTGTTCATTACGATATTGCCGTTGATGTCGCCAGTACCATTGAAACTGTTACCCCACAGAGAGCGGGCTGTGTTTAGCTGTACGGCTTTCTTGGCCACTCCGTTTGTGAAGTAACCTTCCAGTGCTGATACACGACTAACAGCAGCGTATGTTCCGCTCAAATTTGGAATGTCAGCAGCAGCGAGAGCCTTAGACGATACACTTGTTACATGACCGAGACTATTTACGGTGATTGCGCTCAGTACTTTGCCATTGGAAGCAGCAATAGTAGTATTTGCCCCGCCCGTAGGATGGCTATATGAATATGTGTTGGCGATAGTCAGCGTATGCGTCTTATCATCAATAGTCAAAGCGATGTTTGAGCCTGCAGCAAAGAGCAAATCAAGAGCCGAGGTCGGAGAGTAAGAGCCAATAGCATTCTCGCCAACCAAGAATCGTAATCCCTTATAGTTGGCAGTCTTGGTATAAGCAGCGAGGCTCTGGTGACTTGTGAGGGGCTTGATTGTGTTCGCGCCGATGGTAATAACACCGTCAGCAATCTTTGCATCAGTGATTCCGTAGCCAGCGATGGTGGTTGGTTTGCCAGTTATTGATGCCCAAGCCCAAGTGGTAGGCTTACCAGTAATCGCAGACCATGCCCAAGTAGTTGGGAAGTCTGAAATCTTACTCTTTGTCAGCGATGGGATGTCCGCTGCCACCAAAGCACGGAATGTTGCAACGCCAGCCTCTCCGTCAGGTGCTGCAAGAACATAGTTTGCCGTACGTGAAGTAGCATTGCTATAGTAGTCGGTTGGATAGGCAGGCAGCGTAATAACACCGCTTGCAGGGCTGTATGATGTAGTGCCAATCTTTACTGACTTAACATAGCCAGCAGAAGCATGGTTACCCCAACCGTAGGCTTTGTCCCAGTTAGTCTGCTTTGCAGTAGTAGGCAAAGAGTAACCGCTTGTAAAGGTTACTGCAAGTGTTCCTTTCGCTGTAATCGGGCTGCTTGCTACGCTAAAACCAGTCGGCATTGTAAGACCTACAGATGTTACACCAGTAGCAGGTACTGCAATATTAACCCACTTTTTATTCGTGGCATCGTAAGCCAACATCTGATTGGCTGCTGGATTACTGATAGCCACATCAGAAAGCCCAGCAAGTGTCAACGAGCCAAGCTCAAGTGTTTTGTTGTACCAGTGTGTGCCATTGAAAGCAAGAACTTGGTCAACAGCAGGGCTGCTGACTTTTACATCGTTGAGTTGAGCAAGTGCTGAATAAGTTGTAGAACCATCATCACCCTGGCCGAGTGAAGCAATAGCCTTTTTTGTCCAGAAGCTGAACACCGCCTCGATATTTAGCTTGCTCGTATCTGATGGCAGACTGCCATTTACAGCAATCTTACTGGCAGAGGAACCATAACCATTGTACAAACGGAAGATGTTGTCGAAGAATGCCTTGGTAACGAAAGTTTCATTAACCCATTTCTGTGTAGCTACAGCATTGCCGCCAATCGAAAGATTGTCAAATGTAACCTGTGGGACGATGCCGAGCACATTGTTACCATTCAATCTGAAATGGAAAGCATTGTTGAATGTCATAAGGTCATTCAGCATTGTGCCCAGTTTCTTCTCGCTACCGCTTACGTCGGTGTAGATGTCTTTGATGGTAACCTTACCAAGTTTATTCCAAGAAATGTTGCCACCAGCCAAGTAACCCGAACCATCGTGACGGAACAGAATCTTAGCGTAGTCAGCAAGGGTAGGGGTAGCCTCGTGGTCAATCATTCTGCCACCATACCAAGCTGCAATACCATGGCCTAACGCACCGCCCTCGACGGTCTCGTCATCTTCGTTGTATGCTCCATTGATACCACTCCATATTGCACCTGACTTGTCACGCAGAGCAATCAAGGTTGAAAGAATCAGTCCACCATCAATCTCTGTCGAGCTACTGAGAGCCTGAGACAAATAGTTGAATGTGGCAGCTTTGTTGTAGGCTTCATCTGCCTTTTTCTGTGCAGCAGCTGCCTTATCATCAGCCTTTTTTGCAGCACTGGCTGCATCCTTGACTCCCTGATTTGCTGTATTTGCTGATTTTTGGGCATTATCAGCAGATGTCTGAGCCTTTCCCGCAGCAGTATTTGCATCGTCAGCTGTTTTCTGCGCGTCATCAGCAGCACCTTGGGCCTTGTCAGCAGCGTCTTGCGCGTCACCAATACTCTGTGAGATAGAACCGCCAGTAAGCAGGCCGAGATATTTGTTGGCCAGCAGGGTTTGCAAGGCAGAATCGTCATAGTTGTTCTGATTCTCCTTGATGTACTCAGCAAAGGTCTTGTTACCAATGGTCGAACCATTAGGCAGGATTTCAACCTTAGCCTTGATTTTCAGTTCCTTCTTAGCAGAATCGTAGCTCAGGAATGCGCTGCCATTGGGATCGCCGATGTAGGCATTACCATGAACCTTTAACTCTGCCTTTCCAGTAGCCGAGTTGTAGCCCATGGTTATCATGCTCTTTCCGTTCAGAGAGAAACTATTGATGCCCTGATATATCTGATATGCGGGTGCATTATTGCCACTCACAAATTCGATGATTGCGCCCTGCCTTGTAGTATCGTTGACATTACCGAGCTGAATCATGCTGTCCTGAGCCTCTGGGATGTCAGAACCAGTCTGATAGCCAGTATAAGACTTGCTGCTGATAGTTTCGGTAGTATTGTTAGAAAGGTCAATCCATGCCTCGCCATCTTTGGTGAGAGTGCCCTCAGTATTACATCCTACGCACAAACGCCAGTAGTGCTTCTGATTCTGTCCCTTACTCTCAGGGTTATCAGAAGAGCCTGCAACAGTAGTGACATGGCAATAAATCTGGTCACCAACGACAAAGTTGTTGCGGGTAGTATCTTCACCATCTGATGCTCTAAAGAAACAACGGAACTTCTTGACAGATTTGAGGTTAGCATTTGTCTGCTCAAGTACTTTGTTGTTAGCCCCAAGCCACTCCACTCGAACGCATTTGGCTCCTGCTGGCGAAGCTACTCTATTACCAACGCTGTGCTTATACTCACGTACCTCAACAGAATCAAAGTACGCTTTCATGCGGATGTACATCTTGTCTGCTTCAAGGTAGGTTTTACCATCGGCATCCATACGGAGAACGCCACCCTCACCAAGCAGGCCAGGAACGTACGAGTTACCTATCTGCAATCCTTTCAGCATCTTGATAAAGCCTGCAGCTGTATCATCGTCCAACTTTGAAAGGAACTGTTCAGAGCCGAAACGCTCAATCAATCTCTGTACCTGACGAGAGGTAAGGCCACCACCTACGGCAGTAGTCACGGCATTGGTAAACGCAGAGTCGATTTTGTTCGTAATCTTCTGCATTGTACCAACCTGCTTCTCGTCACGCAAGGTTACCTCGTATGTAGGAACGCCATTGTTGCCGTTCTCCTTGATGGTCAGAACGTCAATGATGATATTGGCATCAATAGCGAGGTCATCATCGGCGAACGAGAAGATGTCGCCAGCTTTCAGAGTGTCGTGCAGTGACGTGGTTCCATCAGAAGAAACTGCCAAGTCATGCTGTCTCTGCATCCAAATCTCGTCAATTCGAGGCTGGTATGTATAACGGGGAGCATGGTTCTTTCTCAGGGCCTCAATTGATGCCTTGAACAGCTTGACAGAAGCCGAACTAATATACTCGTCAGGCAGCTTAATGCCAGTAAGCACGAATTTGTCACCCTGCTTAATCTGAAAGTCGTTGTATGGGAACCATAAATCAAGTACATCATCGTGTACTCGCTCTACAGTGCAAACCCAGCGGCCATCGCTATTCTTGGTAGGTGCCGACACCATCTTGAAAGAGCGAGCACCGCACATTCCATTCTTGATATCAATGGAAGCACTATCTTCGTACACCTTACCGAGGTCGAAGCCGAGGGCAGGCAGAGTAATCTTGAAGTTGTTTGGATTCTCTGTTGAGACACCATTATCCTCGATTTGGTCAGCTGCATAGATTTCATCGATAGCCTTGCCATCATAAACCATGCCCTCGATTGTGGGATGGATATTCTCCTTATCTTCGCTACCATCAAAGATAATCGAAGAAGGACGGATGCCATACTCCTTGATATTGGGAGAATCGATGTAAGGTCTGTGAGCATCCTTTGAGAATGCGAAGCCCTCATTTACCGCATCAAGAAGCCATTCGTAACCAGCTGCATTCTTGTGTGCATCAACCCAGTCTGCAAGACTCTGTGTGGGGAAGCCGGGCAGCATCAGTTTTGAGACTGCCATGTTGTTTGGCATGTCCTCTGTAGTATTGGCGTAGTAGCGAGAGGGTAGGTTGTCCTCTGAGCCATAAGCACGCAGGCGAGTAACAATCTGCTGGTCACTCTCTGCGATACGCTCAATCTCATACAAGCCATTGCCCTTTCCGTAGCGGAACTTGCTTGCCGTGAATACTCCAGCAGTACCAACGATGATAACACGTCCACGAATAATGAAATTCAGGCCGAAGTCATCGTGTACCTTCTTCAGAGCATCCCAGCAGGTAATCTTGTCGACGGTCTCAGCTACACCGACTTTGCCATAAGGCTCTGTCTTTGTAGCTTCCGTCTGGTCAATGTAGGTTTTGTAGGCATCGGTAAAAGCCTTAAGTCTATTCACAGCGGTTCCACGCTGCTTGTTACGCAGAGTGTTAAGTCCGATGATTGTCCACTGAGCGGGATACAGTTCCTCAAGATTTGCCTGAATGCGGTCTAACAGGTCATCTACGGTCTCACAATAGAATGGAAACGTAGGCAGAGCTGTGTAGTGCATCTGATTATCTCTCAGCACAATGTCGTTGAAATCGCAACGTACGATTTCATCCTGCAGCCCCACAAACTTGATGTTGCTGTAGGTAAATCCCTCACCATATGAGCCGCTCGAAGCCTTTTTCAGCACGTTCGGGTCGTACTGAATTGTGTAACGCTCACCTCTGTAATCAATGTAATCTCCAATGGCGAACTTAATTGGGGTAGCACTCCTGATGGTAACGGTCAGATAGCACTCTGCCATCCACTCGTCACGCAACTCAAGTTCCACCACAGAAACTTTAGCAACGCCATGCTTATCAAATATCGTCCATTTTGCCATTATTTATGCCAGTTTAATATCCGTATTCGGATCGTTTACCTTAAATGTTACCTCAAAAACAAGATATTCGGTGCCATCATCTTCGGTAACCCATGTACCGCTCTCACCAACACTCTCCAGTCGTACGTTCTGTCGGCCAATACGGGTGTGGCTCGAATACATGTTCATCATACCCGAAGTTTTCAGGTACTCCAAGAATTTGCCAACCTTAGCACGTACATCGTCAACAGATACGCTTCCGAAGCTATTATTGACAGCAATCTTCTTGCAGCCGAACTCAACTTTCATGGTATAAGCCTCCAGTTTCAAGCCGCCAGTAGGGATGTATTCGTCATCACCATCCTCATCATACCAGCTGCGCTTGGCAGGTGCTTTGACCTTGTCGAATACCTTGAAGGGTATCTTTTTGCAGAAAACTCCCCATGTCGCAACCGACTCACAAACAGAGTAGGGGGCATTGTTCACGCCAACGCCCATCTTCTGCAAGAAGAAGTTATTCCATTTACCCATTCTGTATAATTATTCGTTATCCTAAATTGTTTCTGCAAATTTACTACATTTTTCCGTAAATAGACGTATATATACTGTATAATTATACTATTTTTACAATTATTTTAGTTTAAAACGAGTATATATACTTGCTGTGTCTGCTGTTAATGTTTGTAAATATCTTCAATGAGTGTCTGATTATTAGGGATTATTTAGCTACCTTTGCGCTCAATTTACAAACAAAAATATGAGTATGAAGAAACTAATTATTGCATTATTAATGATGGCTGCGGTTCCTGCCTGCGCACAGCGTATTGACAAGCCAGGAGAGCCGTATGAGTACTTTATTTACGTTGAACCGATTTCAGATTTGAGTGGCACGTTCAAGGCAAAGATAGATTTGATGGACAAAAAAGGACGCGACTATTTGGTCGATGAAAACAATAAAAAGATTGAGTTTAACAGCGAATCAGAGGTTATCAACTATATGACTAAACGCGGCTGGAAGTTTGTGGATGTTATCGTTGCTAATAAACAGTACGATATATTATTCAAGAAAGAAGTACATTCCGATAGCGAGGCTAAATCGTTTATTACAACAGACAAATAACAAATTGGGGAGCACTTAAGCTCCCCATTTTTATTTGACTTTGAACGCCGAACCATCAGGTGCTACGTTATGTAGCAAGTTGTAGATTTGCGATACAAGTTTCACATTCTGCTTGGTGTTCTCCGCGATCGCGTCAAGTTGCTTGAGCTGTGCCTTAGCTATTTCAGGCATTTCCCTATGGGTCAAGACTTCCTGCATCAGCTTTTCAAGGGTTGCTCTGTGAACTGACAAATCAAGGCGCATAGCATTCAGGTACGAACTCCACAGCTTAGAATCCTGCTCGGTAATCTCTTTGCCGATATTGGTAGACGAAGAACTGCTGCCGCTGTCTTTCCAGCCAAACATCTCTTTGAGGAAATCTCGGCTGTTCTTAGCATCCTCGGCAATCTGTCTCGCTTCGGTCATAAGTTCCTGATACTCCTCGGCTGTATATTCGCTCAAGACCTTGTCGGTCTGCATGATTTTATCATTGTTCTTGGCGTACTTGTTTGCCTTTTCAATGAGTCCATTCACTTGCTCACCGTAGAGGTTGGACATCATGCTATTCACAATTGCCGACTTGAGTTTGTTCTCCAAATCATCAGCCAGTGCATCGGTTCCATTAGACATTGTGGTAAGAAGATTGCCCCAACTTGAAAGCACATCCTCAAAGTCCCAACCTGTCAGCTTTTCCTTCAGCTGGTCAACAATCTCTGTCTCAGTGTCGCCATACTGAATGAGTTTATCAAGATACTCCCTGAAATCACCATCCATTGTAGCCCACAAGCCAGAGTAATTAGTCTTAATCCAAAGAAGCTGCTCCGATGTCATGTCCAGCATGTCGGCCATGCCATTGAACTTAACTCCGTTGAATTGCTTTGAGATGCTGTCTGCTACATCACGCCAGTTCTGACCATTGTATTTGTACGAGCCTTGCCACATTCTGTAGCCAATAGAATGGCTTCCCCATGAAGAGCCTGCGCCAAGTCGACCTTTAGCTACAACTTTGGTCTGGTCAATCTCTGATTGCAGAATGCTCAGGGCCTCTTTTCCAGCATTCTTAGCCTCAGTACCCCAGCTTTCGCTCAGGTAGCTTTTCTTTCTGTCAATCAGGTCATCCCAAACACTGATAAGTCCCTCGTACTGCTCTTTCATTTTGTTGTACTCTCTGTAATCAGCACCGAACATTCCCATAGCAGAGGTAGCAAGGCTTAACGCTGCTGATGCAGCTGCACCCCAAGGGCCTGCTGCTCCAAGAGCCTTTGCAATACCCGATTTTTCATCGAACAAACCTTTAACGGAGCTAATCGCGCTTGCGGTATTTGCTGCAGAACCAAGAGCATTACTGCCTGCGTTGAAAATGTCACTCAGGGTCTTGTTCCCAAGTTCATCGAAGAGGTCGATGACAGGCTTCAGTACCATTTGGAGACTCTTGAAGTTCTTCTCGATAGCCTGAATACCATTGACGAAACCTTTATCGGCATTTCTTTCAGCATCTTTCAGCTTGCGCTTGGTCTTGTCGCTACCCATATCAACGACTGAGCCTTTGTTTACGCCAAGGATTCGAGCCATGTCCTTATCGGCTACAGCCATGCCCGCCATCTTGAGATAATCCTTTATCCTGGCACTATCCTTCAGACTGTTGGTGATTGAAAGGAACGGGTTGCGAGATTCCTGCTGCTCACGCAGTTTCTCCATGGCCTCATAGAGTGCCTTAGTGCTCTCTACATCATCGTTGATGGTTGGGGCCACCTTCTCAAGCTCAGTCAGCATGTGATTGATAGTCTCACTGCTCACACGATCGAGGTTGGCGAAGATGCGTCCCCAGTCCTCATTGCTCTTGAAGTTCTCCCAAGTCTCATGGGCTTTCTTCTTGTTGGCATCCTTATTGAGCTGACCAATAGCCTTGTCCTTACCTTCCTGAGTAAGTGTAGGGTCTTTCTCAATCAGGGCTACCTGCTCTGCCAGCTTGCGGTTGATGTCATCAATCTTCTCAGCATAGCCCTTAGAGGCTTTGATGGCTTCCTCGTAAGCAGACAGAGTTTCTTTCTTGACCTTCTGCTGATTCTTCTGCCACTCCTCCCAAATCTTGAAGATGGCATTGTCCTTACCGAACTTGCTCACCTCAGATTCCTTCATGCCGAACACCTCTTCAACAGAGTTGTCTTTCTTTGCCTCTGAGAGGGCTTTCTTCATCTCCTCGGTCAGCAAGTCGGAATAGCTTGAGTTCTGGGCGACACCAGCCACATTCGCGGCCAGTTTAGCATCTCCAGTCAGCTCTAACCATTTCTTGTAGACATCGTAGTTCTCAGACATGACATTGAGCATACGCTGCAGCTCCTCTACAGTAGCCTTAGTGTCATTCTCGAACTTACGCATGTTCTCTTCCTCTTTCTTTACGTTCAGAGAATCTACGAAGTCCTTTCGCTCGCCCTTGGGAGACTTGCCCATGGCACCGATAGCCTTATTGATGCTGGCGTTATAGTCGTTCGGATTGCCGAAATAGCCCCAAAGAGCATTGAAGTTCTTGTTCTCACGCAGTTTTGACTCAGCATCGGAACGGGTCATGTATTTCTCCAAATCCTCAAGAGCCTTACGGTATCTCTCAAGCAACTCGATGCGCTTGCGCCACATCTTGAGAGTCTTGTCCTCTTTATGGCCGCTGCCACTTGACTTGGTCTGCTTAACAACGTTGATACCAGTATCCTTGCCTGCTTGATCAATAGCAGCTATACCGTTTTTACCTTCTTTATGGTCATCATATGCTTTCTGAATCACATTCGACATGAATGGATATTTCTTCATCAGAGCCTTAATGCTTTCCTCAAGATTGCCGAAGTCTGCGCCAAACTTAAGAAGGATGCCTTTGCTACGACTCATCTGCTCCTGCCATGTCTTGCGCTTATCCTGAAGTTCTTTCTCTACAGACTCTAAAGATGTTTTCGCATCGATGGGAACCAAAATCTGATTGTTGAATTTGTGCGCCTTGAAGTAGTTATCCAACTCGGTCTGCCAAGAAGATAGTGCATTGTTGTCGGGGGCGGGTAGAGCCTTGATTTTCAAAATCACCTCCTTTGGCGCAATACGGCTGAGAATCTTGTCGCGCAGCTGCTCCGCAGTCTCGGAGTCGACGTTGTATGACTTGACGATGTCGTTAATCCAATTTGAGAACTGGCGCAAGTCTTTATCTTCCCACTGGTTCAGCTTGCTTAGGTCGAGCTGTGCAAACTTAGCTCTTTCGTCCAGAGCGGTTTGGAGATGATTAATATAATCGTCCATCTGACCGTCAACCTCCTGCTCCTGAGAGTAAACGTCGCGCATGGCATCCCTGTATTCGTTGATAGCATCAACTGCCTCGCTCCAATCACGAGTTGGGTCATTCTTGAGTCTGTTAACAAACCACTCCTTGTTGACCTTCTCGAAGAGAGACTGCCAGTCCATGCCTGCCATCTCACTTTCAACCCATTTGTTCGTCTCTTTCAGGTAGGCTTCAAGTTCTCTGCGGATGCTCTTGCCATACTTTGCCACACCATTGGCAGCGGCTTTCTTTTCAATGACAGCCTCACTCCAGTCTTTGATGTCCTCAGACATGGGGTCGTTGAACATCTGAGTAAACTTGTTGCCACCACCAGTTTTATTGGCAGCTTCCAAGTACAACTCAACATTATCCTTCATGTGGAGATATTCCTCAGAAACGACTTTCAACTCGTTGTATAACAAGCTGTATTTACTTGCGTTATCACCAGCTGCTTCAACTTTTTGGTTAAATTCATCACTATATCTACCAGCCTCTTTCAGGGCATTGGTGATACGTTCAACAGCGTTTGCCCTTTCTTCATTGGAAGAAGGTGCTTTTCTCTCCATTTCATCGTAGAGAGTAGACAAGCCCTTTACGTTATTCATGAGAGCATCGGTAGCACCAGTAGCAGTGGTTTTAGCTTCCTCCGCCTTGTTCGAAGCCTCTCCGTACAACGACATAAGACCTCCCAGTGCGGTAAGAGCAACACCCCATCCACCGCCAAGGAAATTCCATGCACCTTTACTAAACTTTGCTATAAGTTTCTCACCTTGAAGTATTTGTAGATTTCCATTGCGTATCTGCTTTAACTGCTCGATAGTATATCCCTGAGCACGCAAAGCTCTCATTGCTTCAAGCCAATTCAAGCGTCCAGCATTAACTTGCTGCATCATCTGCCTCTCGGTAATCTGTTCCTCAAGAAGAAGGAGTCGCAGATCGTTGGCCACAAGTTTGTCCTTTTGCAGCACAATCTTGCTTTCTTCGGCTGAGAGCTGCCTGCCGTACATGATTCGCTCGCGTAAGAGTCTATTAGCCTCTTTCTCTTTTGCAAGAGACATCTTGTTCAGGGCAGATGCGCCAGTCTGATTCATTATGGCCTCCCTTGTTCCGTTGAACAGTTTGGTGCCAACCTTTGCGCCCATAAACATGCCAAGCATTGGCATGATGGTATCTGCCGCTGCAGCGATGCCAACCAAAGACTCAAGTATTTCTCTGAAAAATCCACCAACGACTCCCTTTCCATCGGCGATATGACCAAGCGAAATCTGCCACTGGTCTTGGAGCTTCTGCCACTTACCATAGAGAGTATCCGCAAGTTCAGACTGCATGTTGAAGAACTGGCCACCCTCGTTGGTCATGTCCCACAGTATCTTCTTAACCATGTCGAAGGAAACGGCTCGTTTAGAGATAAGTTCAAATACATCTCCAGTGGTAACAGCCTTTCCGTTCAACTTAGAGAACTCCTCGGCCAGCTTCTCTACCAATGGGATTCCAGCCTCGGTGAATTGGCGCAATTCCTGACCTCTCAGCACCGATGCACTACGTACCTGACCGTACGCCAAGATCAGGCGCGACATGTCGACACCAAGTCCAGTACTCATGTCAGCCAATCGCTTTGTTGTGTCATACAACTCCTCATAAGGAATCTGATAAGCCGACAGCTGCTTGGTGTATGCAGTCAACTCCATGAAGGTTTTTGGCGATTCCACCGCCAAAGTCTGCAACTGAGAGAAGAGGGAGTTTGCCTGATTGAGGTCGCCCAAGATGTTCTTCAATGCTACGTGCTGAACCTCGAACTGGCCACCAATGGTGATAACAGATTTCAGAATGCGCTCAATACCATAGAGACTGGCGTACTGGCCAATCTGCTGCTGTATTTGAATATTCACTCCTCTAACCTTGTTGCCTGCCTCGGCTACTCTGTTGTAGCTTGAGATAAGTCCTTGGTTAGCGTGGGCCATGAGCTGTATAGCATCAGCAGCTTTCCTTGATGCAGCGGCCTGCTGGTTCTTGGCTTCGCTATCCTCTTTCTCCTGCTGCTTGCCGCGAGCAATAGCTTCATTGTAGCGACGCTGAATCGCTTCAAGACGCTCGTTTACATACTCACGGGTATAGGTAGGCTTGGTTATAGTACCATTCGAAATACCTTGCTGTTCTGCTTTAACCGCATTCTTTAAGTTGCTTATTTCCTGTAGCTTCTGTGCAAGTGTTTGATATTCGGTAGTCTGTTTCCTGATGCCTGCGATAGTCTGCTGACTCTGAGTATCAAGCTCCAGTCGTTTCAGGTTAGCATAGATTCCTTCGGTTGTTGAAACCTTCTTGTTGAATGCGTCAGTCGTGGCGGTCAGCTCACGGGTCTTTTCATCAACACGACGTAGGTACTCCAAGCCATCAGCACCAGCTACGGACGATGGCATGCCTGAGCCATTCTTTTCTGCTTTCTTGATTGCTCCAAGGCGAGACTGTACCCCCTGAAGCATACTGAAAGCCTCTGTCAAGTCAGTGCCAGGAGCCGCAGACATTATTGCATCCTGCAACCCTTTACGGACACGAAGCAACTCATAGTACTTCGATTTCAAAGTATCAACACGTTTCTCTTCCGCAGCCTTGGCGCGTTCATCAGCAAGAGCTTGCTCAGTAACCTCGCCAGTCTTTCTGCGTATTTGGTCAAGGGCAATAACAAGGCCATCCTTAAGCTTTAAGAACTGAGCCATACCCTTGGTTCCCATCATGGCTTTGGAGATATCGTTATCTGCTTTTCCGAAACTCTCGAAACGCTTCTGTATCTTTTCTATCTCTCTGTCCATCTTCCTCAGAGCAGAGACATCGTCCTTGTTTGTAGCAAGTCCCTTGGCCTCTGATATACGGTTGCGGGCAACAGCTATTTTGTCTAACGCCTGCTCTATATCATGGGCATTCTTGACAGCATCCTTGCTAATCATGAGAGAGGACATTACTTCCTGTAAGTCCTCTGCTTGAGCCATTATATCCTTAATTTTGGATGTTACGTTATCCCTGACACCAAACTCAAACCAAAAATTTTCGTTGTTTGCCATTATGTAGTTTTTAGATTATTCATTAATGTTACCCTTTACGAAATCGTTAAGGTCAACCTTCTGACCTACGAAACGTTTTCCGTTGCGTTTTTTCTCCCATGCCGATGTGAGGTCATCAAGCTCCTGAATCTCTGCCTTGTTAGCCATCATTGAACCACTCTTGCGCTCCTTGTAGTTATACTCAATGACCGGCTGGTCTGAAACCATCAGCTCGATCTGACACATAGAGTATCCGTACCAATAGTCGAAAGCCCTGATGCCGAAATGACGTTCAAACAAGAATGGGAACTTTTCTGCTAATGTGTGGGCTGCTCCCCATCGCGTGCGGCTTGGCCAAGCTCGTGACCCGCCATCATCATCATCGTGTCCATCATTGCGGTCGACAATATGATATTCAACGCCAATGGTTCTGATTGAATTTTTTTTTTGGCGCAATCAAGCACCTTTGTAATCTCAATCTGGTCGATATCACGGACGTAATACAGCCAACGCCAATAGAACCCGTAGCAAATGTTCAGGAGAAACCATGTAAGCAATCCCCATCGATGATTCAGCAGCACACACGCACAGACTTTCACATTGCGCTTTACAGGATTCTTTTCCTTGAGCATGATATGAGAGAACTTGCGTACGTTAGCATAGTGAAGCCAGCCAATGCTATACTCTTTGCCGCCAAAGGTGACCTTTTCAGGCTCCTGAGCCAGCATTTCACTATATAACTCCTGCATGTCGGGAGTCGGTTGTTTTATTTCTGCCATTGTTATTTGCGAATAAAAAAGGGGCAGACGGACAGCCCGCCGCCCCCAAAAGGTTTAGTTATTCACTCTTTAACTCTACGTTAGGCTCCTGCATTTGAACCGCTCGAAGCAGCCTGCTTGGTCAGGAACAGAACGTCTGGGTTGTTGCCATCGCTCTGGATAGTACCGCTGAAGTCAACGGCTACAACACCCTTGGTATCACCATCCAGTACCATAGAAGCGTACAGGACAGTGTTGTTCAGAATCAGCAGCTGATCGCCTGACTCGTTGAGAACAGCCCAAGTACCAGTAATCTTGTGGTTCTTGAGAACTACACCATTACCAACGTAGGTGCTACCATCGTAGGTGACAGTCATATTCTTAACGGCATCCTCACCGAAAGCCAGCTTCAGAATGTCGGTATGCTTTGTTGGAACACGCCACTTAACAGTGATATCGCCTGCCTCTGTACCTGTAATCCAGTCACCAGCAATACCAATAACCTTGTAGTGCTCAAGAGAGGGAGCACCCTGCTCGAACTCGATAGAATCAACCTTCACGGGTACATCGTACTCAGGAACGAGGTTGAGCTTGTTGCCACTCAGAACTGCACCCTGATACAGCAGGGTCGAGGGGCCATTGAATACGTCCTTTAACTGTGCTTTAGTCTTCATCATTGTTATCCTAAATTTAAATTGTTATTGAAAAATTACTTGTTATACCATTGTGGTCATCTTGGCCTGAATGCGGGTGTAATGATACCCTTTGCCGTCACTTGAAGAAATAATGACTATGCGCGGACGCACAATCTTAAATCCTAAATTATGGTCGACCAATGGGAATGTAGCAAGCAGGGCCTCGCGTAATCGCTTCATGGTCTTGTCATCGACGAGAGTTGGATTGTCGGCAGTTTTCTTGTCTGCCACGTAAATCTCATAAACGACTGTGGCATCGAGCCACCAATCGTCATCCTCGCCAAGTGTGCGATTCACGAAAGAGTAGGGAAGCGACACAACAATGAACTCCTTGAGCTTATCTGTTGTCGCATTAGGTCTGTCTTGAGGAAAGACCTTCTCGCAGGCTTTCTTTGCCTGCTTACCCATAGCTGTTCTAATATCCTCTGGTGCTATCATAGTTATCCCAAATTAAAATGCCAAATATTACCGCCTTTACTCTCGATCTCGTCACCCAAACGCAGCAACGCTGATTTTGCCTCGCGCTTGTGATATTCAGTGACAGTTACTACTCGCAGGGAGAAACCCTTGGTTCTTGTGTGAGAGCGACTGAGCCATGCCAGCACCTCTTCATCGTAGAATACTTGGTCTGCAGCACCCTTGTAGTGCTCACCATCAATCTCGAAGGTGTACTGCTGAGTACTGCCATCGAAACGATGCTCACCTTTCTTGAACCAGTCGCCATCAATCAGTGTCGTACGAACAGGAGCATCCTCCTCACCACTCATGTTGGCCACAGCGAAACAACGTCCGTCACGATAAGCAGCTACACCGAAAGAGTTAATCCAGTTACCTGTCATATCGCCGAAATTACCCTTCTGCTGCTCGTCTCTAACGTAGTCGTGGAGAGCCGACATAACGCCTGCCAGCTGCTCTGTGAGCTTTCTTTGGGCTGCATTCATGCATTTCTTCTGAACGTTTTTGAATGCTGTTTCGAAACTGTTTCTGCTTGCCATACCTTACATGTCGCTATTACGATTCATTTCACCATAAACCACGGAGCGGTCATTGTCAGGTTCAAAGTCCTTAACTTCCCACTCTTCACGGATGTTACCCTTGATCACGTAGACTTTATCACCGCTCATAGGAACCAGCTTTACCGATTCTGCTTCCGCTCCCCAAACATCGAAACGTACGGGGATAGAACACTTACGCTTGTTCACATCCACCATCTTATCGCCAGTGGTGGTTGTATCCGTAAAACTGCGACCTGGGCCTGCATACACGATGAAATCCTGCTCAGACTCTTCATCGTCGAGCCAGTCGCTAACTACCGAGCGCACGATCCTGATGTAGTGCGGATATCGGGGATTGCTGATTACTACCTTTCTCATAGCGGTTTTCTTGGAATTGGGTTACCATCGACATCGTAGTAGGTCGGCATGACACCAGCAGAGCGCATACGAATCCTTGTCTTACCGAAAACACTCTCAGGCTCCAGCTCTTCGTAGATGTCGTTGGCCTCTTTCATGAGCAGCTTCTTGTCGTTCTTATCGAGAGTATAGCCGCCACCAGAATGGCTCCATCCGTTATCCGAATCCTTGGTGTCGTTAACCTTGCTTGGGCCAAGCACAATCCACTTGAGCAGGTCGGCTTTCAACAGACGCAAGGTATTCTTGTTGACATCTTTAGATGCTGCATTCAAGGGAATATTGCGGTCATCTGCAATTTGGCAGACAGTCTCTTCAGGAACGGCATGGTTCACACAGCCGAAGAGCCAATCCTCGACCGTGCGAACTTTTGCTGTATCATTACTCATATCCATGCTTAGATGACACTACGGAGTTTATCCCTTCTTAGTAGTCTTACCAGCAGCCTCCTGCTTAGGCTTTACGGCTACGGTGCTGATAAACATGTGACGGATTGCGTTGGGCACACAGAGCTGAGACATCTCACCGTTCACGTTGATTGAGTGTGTACGAGGAATATCCTCCTGCTCAACCAGCAGACGATTAGACATAGCATAAGCTACCTTGTCAGCATCATAACCCATAGACAGAGGCTGAACACCCTGAATATCACCCAGCTTACCAGTTGGGATGAATGCAATGTTGCAGGGGTCGAAGTTGTCGATGCGCTCCTCAATCAGGTCAGGCTCGCCGTTCTCGTCAACGCCAGGCTTACAAACGAATGAGTAAGTCTCACGTACAACAATCTCGTCGACCTTAATCATCTTGCGGATAGCCTCCTTGTAAACCTCGTCAACGTCGAACTCAATCAGGTCAGAACGGACAGCATCGCTGCTTACATTGCGGTAAACGAAGTTACCAACCTTGTTCTGAACCTTGCTGTGGCCGAGCATATCGTCCCACAAATCCTGAGAAATCTCCATTCTCAGAGGGCCTGAGTAGTGCAGAACACGACGGATGTGCTTAACGCGGTTCTTCAGATAAACCAGTGGGTCAGCGGCCTTACCCTCAACCTCACGGTCAGCATCAGTCCACCAACGCTGCTCACCAGTCAGAATGTCGTGGTTAGCATCAGGCATATTGAAGCCGATGGTTACACCCTTGATACCGCGTGGGTTGTTGGTGGCGTTGATTGTGAACTTACCTGTAGATACCACCTGATGACGCTGGTGGTTCAGAGCGTTTACGAATGCCTGATAGAGACCATTTGTACCCTCGTCAAGGAGGCCGTACATAACGTCTGCCATCTCATCATCGAGGGCAAGCTCACCGAAACGCTGGGCCAACTGCATCTGCTCACGCACAGTATTGCGGTTAACAGAGTAGAAAAGCTTCTGCGTAGGGATATTGCCAGTCTTTCCCTCAATAGAGCCGAGAGGCATCTCGTAACCCTCAGAATCGGGATCGACGTAAGTTGGCAGCACGGTTGCATGCACCTTGGCAAGCATCTGCTGGAACTGATAGCTCAGGCTAATAGGCGCGAATGAGAATCCGTCGATGGTGATAGCATTGAAACGCTCATCGTACTTGTCGATGAAGGTCTGCCAGTTCTCACCATACATACCAAGCTCAATCATGTCGCGCAAAGTTACTGGAACTGTTTTCATATCCTTTCTTTACATTTTTAATTAAACACTTGGCTTAGTCGACAACAGTAATGTTCATGCCGTTCTTCTGTGTCATGCCCTTTACGGCATTTGCGACAGCAGTAGCAACAGCAGGTGTATTACCGAGCATGTAGCCATAAATTTCTCCCTTGTCGATTACGGTTGCAGTGGCAACGGTATCTGCGCTTGCGACGGGGATGTCCTCAAGCAAGAAACCAATGATACCGAGCGAATCGATACCATCACCAGCAATTGCAGCAGTAATATCAGCCCACTTCAAGACCTTGACATCCTTGTCATCGGCACCCTCAGAGGTGTCCTTGACAATGGCCATACCACTACGGATGCCCTTCTCAGTCACGAAGTCAGCCACATTCTTTACCAAGAAGCCACCAGCCATGGGCTTCTCAGTGCGTCGCCACACCTTTTTGGCGTGACCCACCTTGAACTCCTTCGAGTCAAAAGTGTTACCAGTTGAAAGCTGAGTCATAGATTGTACTGAATTTAAAAATTAAACATTAAAAGTTACTTCTTCGCCCAGTCTGGGTGATGTTTCCTGAACGCAAGGTCAAGCTTTGATGGCTGGCCACCACCGCTGCCACCTCTGTTGCCAGCATGGGGCTTTGCGGTATCCTTCTTATCGAGACCTGCTTCTTTCAGGTTGCGATAGTAGGCGCGTTCCATTTTCTTTATAAGGCCCTCAGTATCGACACCTCTGCCATCTTCTACTTCGGGAACCTCAAGGTCTCGAAGGGTCTGACGATAGATGTACTCGTTAACCTCGACCTTAGCCTCCTTGAACAGACTACGGAGGCCCTTCTTAACGGACTCAACAGCTGCGTTCTTCGCATCTGCCTTTGCTTTGTCCGCGCGAGACTGTTCAATGTCATCCATGCGCTTAGTCAGGCTACGCAAAATCTTCAGCTCTTCGCTTTCGTTGCCATCTTCCTGAGTAGGCTTGGTTGTTGGCTTTGGATTCTTAGAGGCATACTTTGCCTTGAAATCCTTAACCTCGCGGCTTACATTCGAGTGGATGTTGCCATCGATACGCATCAAACGCTTTGCGATATGACGATAAATGATCTGCTTGGTCTCGTCATCGTCATCATCGTTGATGTTCTCCAACTCGTCATCGAGTTCCGCATTGATAGTCTCTTCGCTGATTGATGGTGACAGATTCTTTCCCTCACCTTCGATCACAGTTTGTACTTCTTGTAAGAGTTCTTCTCTTTCCATGATGAAATTTATAGTTTAACGTTATCCTGAAAAGGCAATCCTTTTGCCTATGGCGCGGAAAGAAGGACTTGAACCCCCGACATTCGGTTTTGGAGACCGACGCTCTACCAACTGAGCTATTTCCGCAAGTGCCCCGACGCTTCAGGGCAGTACAATGAAAACAAAAATTAAAATCTACTCTAACTTATCGTATGAACAAAGTAAAAATAATAAAAGTCATAATGTTATCACAACATAAAGAGATGACAAAGTATTAACCCTAACTCAAAATATGAATAAAAATGCAAATTCTCTAACTCAAAATCCTAATTAAGTGCAAAAGTATGCATTTTTATTGCATATTCCAAACATTTTTGCGTATTTTTGCAAAGAAATTGTATATTTTTGCATTATGAAAGAGTTTTCAGGGCTAAAACTGGCAAATGGAGAGCCAGTTTACACACAAGAATACATCCAAACACTTCGAGACGAGAAGAATCCACACAAGATTGTGGCGCAGCTTGGAGGACAGGAGAATCTGCTTTCTTCTCCTGCTGATATCATCATTGGTGGAGGTTGCCGTGGTGGTTCCAAGTCATACTCTTTGCTGCTCGAAGCTGTAAAGGATTGCCAAAACAAGAACTTCAGAGGTGTGATTCTCCGTAACGAGAAACCTGACCTTGAGGACTTGGAAGATGTATCGTACGAGGTATTCTCCCAGTACGGCACGTACAACAAGTCTAAAAACGATATGACTTGGAACTTCAATGCAGGTGGTTTCCTTAAGTTCAACTACTACGAGGGTGACTGGGAAGCATTCAAGAAGCGATTCCAAGGTAAGCAGTTCGCATTCATCGGCATCGACGAGATTACGCATTGCCCGTTCAGAAAGTTCAAGTATCTGATGACGGACAACCGAAACGCATACCACATACGTACGCGCTTTTGGGGAACATGTAACCCTGACCCTGATTCATGGGTAGCCACATTCTTGTTCAATGGCGGCTGGCTCGATCCTGAGACTGGTTTCCCAATCCCTGAGATGGATGGTGTAATCCGCTACTGCTACATGCCGACCAACGAGGTTAACGAAATCGTTTGGGGAGATACCCGTGAAGAGGTGTTCGAGCTTTGTAAAGAGGACATCATGAAGCACTGGAAAGCCGAATACGCTGTTGGTGGTGAGACACCAGCAACGTATGCAGTAAAATCTGTGTGCTTCACTGAGGCTAAACTTGCCGATAACAAGAAACTGCTTGAATCAGACCCAGGATACGTAGGTAACCTGATGAATCAGGACGAAGAGCAGCAGTCGCGCGACCTTGATGGTAACTGGAAATTCCGCTCTGCGGGTGATGACCTAATCAAGATGGATGACATGCTCAACTTCTACGATAACTCAATCCAAGAAGATGACGATACTCTCTATGCTACAGCCGACGTGGCCCTACAAGGTGGTGATAACGCTGTAATGTGGCTGTGGAGAGGGAACCATATCAAGGATGTGTATGTATGCCGCTTTGATTCGCGTACCTATGTTAATGTAATCAAGGCGAGACTGTCGGAGTGGGGTGTAGCAGAGGAGAATTTCGCCTATGACTTTCAGGGTATCGGACAGATTCTTGAGGGACACTTCCCTGAAGCTGTCAAGTTCATCAACCAGGCATCGCCTATTGCTGCATCCAAAGCCGAGGAAGATGGTATCAAGAAGCTCTACAAAGACTTGAAATCCCAGTGCGCAGTAATGCTTTACAAGCAGTTCCGCGACAATACATTGTCTATCGACGTACATCTGCTTGACCGTACCTTTGACGGACACGGCTACGGAAAGACTAAACTCCGCGACATCCTGATGAAGGAGCGCAAGTGTATCCGACGTACCAAGGATTCTGAAGGTAAGGCATTCCAAATCATCTGCAAGGCTGACATGAAGAAAATCATTGGCCACTCGCCTGACTTCTTCGAGTCGCTGCTGTTCAGAAACGTGTTCCGACTCAAATCGAAGAGGCACAAAAAAGCAAAAAACACTTGGTGTGTATAGTAACATTTTAAATAAACAATCATGGATAACAATTTAGATTACAAAGAGATTTTGCAGCGAGACCCGTTCTTTGAGGTCTTGCCATCAAGCTTCAGGGCCAATCGCACAGTTGGCCGCAAGCGCGACCGTATTGTTTTCAGGGGACAGAAAATCGTGGAGCCTGAAGATAAGCCAATCATGCGCATTCTCACGCAGGCTGATTTTCTGCGTATGTACTATCCGTCAGGCCACGCCATCAACGACCCGATTCTGTATCCCGACGTGAGACGTGTTGACCCTGAGTCTAAGAAAGAGTACATCCAGCCCATCGTGCGTACAGCATTTGCCTTTCAGCGTGTTATAGCTACCAAGCAGCGTGTCCACATTACTGGTAACGACATGCAGTTCGAACTGGCAGGTAAGGTAGGCACCGAAGCAGAGGAGTTACAGAAGCAGAAAGATTTCACCACGTTCCGTCAGGGCTGGCTCGACATGAACATGGAGCACAATTTCTACGAGTTCACCTCTTACAAGATTGTAGGTGATGCCGCTATCGTGTTCTACTTTGATGAAGATGGTCACGCATGTGCGCGTACGCTGTCATATATGAAAGGCGATACTCTCTATCCACACCGTAACAGCATTACTGGTAAGATGGAGCTGTTCGCCCGCAAGTATGCTGGCTACGATGACGAAGGAAACTACTCTTCTGAGTTTGTCGAGATTTGGGACGATACTTACATGTATCGAGCCAAACGAGGCATCTCCAAGTCGGCAGTCGTACAGAAGATAAAGGAGTTCTTCGGCCTTGGCGGTTATGAGATTTATGAGAAGAAGGAGCACGGCTTCAAGCGTTGCCCAGTGGCTTACTATCGTGAGGACGAAGGCCCATGCTTCCTGCCTGCCCAGCAGACAATCGAGACCTACGAGGAAGCATTCTCATACTTCTGTGAGAATAACCGCGCCTACGCATTCCCAATCATGTGGTCTAAGGGCGATGGCGTAGTATTCCATCCCGACGATATCAATGGCTCAGTAAAGTACATTGAGATTGAGGACGCAGATGGTTCAGCAGGATTCCTCGAAAAGGCCGAGGTATCGAATGCTTTCAATACCCAGCTTCGTATTCTCTACGATATGATTTATGAGCAGACGTTCTCTGTTAAACCGCCAGAGCTTAAGTCGGGCGACCTGCCAGGAGTGGCTGTTAAGCTGCTGTTCTCTCCTGCTATTGAGCAGGCAATCCACGATTCTCAGAAGCTACAGCCGTTCATCGAAGACCTTATCTACTTTGTCAAGTTCGCCTACGGATTCGAGAAGGACTGCCAAGGCTCTTTGCTGAATCTCTGCATCAACGCATGGATTGAGCCGTACATCCATCAGAATGACTCAGAGCTTATCACCAACCTTGCTACAGCCGTGCAGAATGGCTTCCTGTCTCATCAGACTGCATCCGAGCGCATCTCTAAGTACTCTCGTAACGACGAGATAGAGCGCGTGATGAAGGAGGACTTGGATAAGCGCAAACTCGATGCTCAGTTCGCTCTCGAAAAGATGAAGCAGGATACTGAGAACAAAATCAAGGTTCTCAAAGCCAAGACCGAGGGTCAGGACATCAACACCGCCAACGGAAAGAAAGGGCAGGGTAAGACTGGCCGACCAAACGAGACTGGTGAGAACTGGGATGAGAATGGCAACTATGAGGGCCGCAATGGTTGGAAAGACGGAGAGGAACATAATGAGTAAGGCTTATGGAAATAGAAGTATCATCAAAAACAGCGAAATTGTGTAAGAGTCTCAAACTGACAGCAGAGCAGATGGCATTTGCCGATTTGCTCGCTGTCGGCTGGGAGCCAAGCGATGCCTACATCGTGGCATATCACCAAGGTTCTACTTGGGTCAAGCGAGCACTCAAGGCAGAGGTCGAGAAACTCATGGAAAACGAGAATGTCCAGAATCGCATAGACGAGACTAAGAGCGTGCTCTCGCAGCGTCAGAAGGATGCCATCAAGAATGCTGGCAACAAAGCCGCTAACGAGGTCGTGGAAGCCGCTATGTCTAAGGAAGGTATGCTCTATGAGCTTCAGACCGCCAAGAACGAGAAAGTCAAAGGCTCTAAGGAGTGGATTGAGATAAACAAGATGATTATCGATGTCACACGCATGAAACAGGATGACGTGCAGACTGAGAATAACACCATCCACCATTATCTACCAGTCCATTATCCTACGGGCTGTCAGGACTGCCTTTACAGCAGGTGTAACTCCTGCAAGTACAAAAAGGCGTACGAAAAAGGGGAGCTGTAATTGCTCCCCTGATTCGTTACCTCATACATTTTAATAACAATGCGCCTAAAAACAGGCCAAGCAATATAAGTATAGATTCATCTACACTTAAAAGAATCCATATTACAATTATGAAAATACCTATATAAAAGATGCCTTTTAGGAAATCTGCCATTGTCATCTATGTTAGTTATATCACTTCCTAAAATTTTCCCAACACCCAAAACATAAAACCAAAAACCACCAGCCAAGGGAATAATACATCTATTATGGGTGCTAATAATATCATAAGTACCAGAATTATTATACCTATAATCACATAAATCCATATAGTTGTGTAATTCTTCTTTTTCTGATTGTTTGGATTATTACGCATTTCCTGTGGCAGGAAAATAGAATAACGTTCTTTTTCGAATGATGTCATTCGCCATTTAAAACCAATAAGAAAATCTAAGTCTTCCTGTACATCTTGCTTTGCCGATACATAGCCGTTCATCCCCTTTTCAAATTTATCAAATCTAAGCCGTTTTTCATGAAGGCTCTTTTTTCGTGAATAGAGTTCTTTTGAAAGCGAATCAACATCAATATTGTGTACTACTTTTGCGCATTGAACTATTTCATTTATTTGCTCTTCATATTTGGCAGACTCCTTCGACAAATTCACAATGAACTCTCCACAAATAGAATAGGAAACTTCTTTCGAATCCTTAAATAGGCGAATAACATTCGCGTTATAATATTCACACACATCCTTTTTTATATTATTATGTAATGTGGACATACTACGGTAACTCTGACCGAAACGATCTCTTGATCCAATGGCCAAAGGTTCGCAAACGTCTTTAGGCATCTTTAGTAAATATATACCTGAAGTAAAGTGTTTGTCTATAATTCGATTTCGGACAGTAAACAACTCGTCTATGGTAGACAGTTTATCCATCGAAAGCATCAACTCTGCATAGTTGACATCTTCCGTGTCATAGGGATAATACGCCTCAAAGAATCGAAGCGTCCTTGCATATGGATGTTCATCGTAGTTCGTAGCCATATATCTATCTTATTATTTCCAACATTTAAGCAGAAGAGCACCGACCCATAATACTCCCAATACTAACAATGGGAATCCGTCAGTAAACAACCACATAAGCGCAACTAATACACAAGCAATAATACACCAATAAGCTATTTTAAATAATATATCGAATAACTTGGCTGGGGTATTTTTTATAGTTTCCTTGATACCTAATTTAGAACGTAAGGTCTCAATTTCTTTATCTTTTTCTTTCTCTTTTCGCCAGTATTCACGACAACGATCAAGATAAGCTTCTTCATTAAGCCTTTCTTGAGATTTTGGATACTCGAAGGTATTTAAATTGTCGTTCGTCATTCCCATTCTTCAACTTTATCAGTTTCGTATAGTTTCTCATTCTTTTGCTGCGATTTCTTGATAGCTTCATCATATCCAGTCATAGCAGCAAATGGAGCAAATTGCGCCGCACGGTTCCACATCGACATCTGAGGATGCCGCTTTGATACGTGGTGGGGGAGATTTATTATGTCATCGTAGTTGTCCATAAGAATCTAAGCTAATACTATCGGATTATTTTTTCTTCTCTGATTTTTCCTTTGTCTTTACCTGTTTTATACATTAACTTAAAATCAGAGAATGCTTCATCATCAGAAAGAACTTTCTTACGGAACACATAAGAATAAGGCCCTGACTTTTCAACATAATCCCATCCTCTCTTTGACATATAAGTTCTTATGTTAGCGGGCTTTTCAATTTTAAGCTTTTCGCCATTATTATCTATAATATTAAAAACATATTCATCTTCTCCGATTACTATTTGAACATCTGTTTGTATATCTATACCACAATAGATATAGTAAGGCTCATTGGGCTTGTCTATTCTCTGTGCATTAACTGCAACAGAAGCTAATAACATAATTGCTAAAAATATTTTTCTCATAATCCAAATTGTTTTAAGTTATGTAATATTTGGGGCAAATTTAAAAAAAATCCCGCAAAGTCATATCACTTTTATAAAAAAAATGTATTTTTGCACCTGTTTCATCTAAATAATGAGAAAATGATAAAAGAAAAGCAAAACATATCCGCATCAAGTGGTGAGCCTACGTTGCTGCGTGATGCAGTTATAAATCGTATTCGCCAACAAATCAATCAGAAAGGAATAGACGAGGCGAAGAATGACTTCATCTTTATGGATAAATGGTTTTCGATGTTACCCGAATGGCCATTTATAGCTGCTGAGGTGTTTAACATATTCAACTCCAAGAAATCTGAAGCCAATCTTTAAACAGGAGAAATAAATAGTTTATTTTAGACGATTAGACTCAATAAGTATTTCAAACTAACAAAAAGTAAAATTATCTGTTATGAAAAAGTATTTGTTTTTTCTATGCATGGCTACATTATATTGTACCATGACATTTGCACAGAGTAACTTTGGAAAGTACTCTATGCAGCACAGCACATCAGAAAGCGAGTTACAACAGTATGTAGGGCAACATGTAAAAGTGTTCGAGTATTCGCCAGCGAATGGAATTGACGATTCATATGATGCGTACAGATTCGATGATATGGGAGGTATAACAGATGCTATATATACCATTGAAAAAATTAAGGTCGGGAAATTCATCTTTATAGATTTGGTAAGTGATTCTGGGAAAAAAGTCAAAGCAAAGGTTAATTTGAATCATGAAAAAAATTACAAAGGGATGAAAACTTGTGAGAGTTTTTTCCTGATTGATAAGTTTGAAGCGGATAAAAATACTATTATTGGAAAGGCAATTAACAATTCTGAAGGGCAGCCTGTAGCAAAAGTGATAGATTTTAAAATGCTCGGTTCATACAACAAATTTCCAACCCCACATATTGTTATTAAGAGTGATTTTGATGGCAGTATAATTTCTTGCACAGAAGAAGAGGCTAAAGTGGCTTGCTCATACTATGGCAAGACACTTACGCATCCCAAAGTTAAGCATCAATATAAGGTTGTTGGTATCAGTTATCCAAAACCAAAAGAAGCATACAATCCAAAATATGCTTTATATAATTTACAGAATCCAGAAAATCCTGACAAAAAGGAAGTATGTGAAGTAAATAATCCTGAAATAGATGCGTTTGAGCACGATTTGGAAGGCCACTATGTTTCAGTTCTCTCAAAGGTTGAAAAACCAGCCAATCCCGCCATCAGATACGGAAAGACCACAACAGTTGAAGACAAGGACAAGAACATATCAAAATACAGTTATGTTGATAATGTTATAGACATCCTTATCTTCGGCGGAAGTAAGCAATTTGATTTCATCCTGAGAAATGTTTCAGACAACTCTATTAAGGTCGTTTGGAATGAAGCCGTTTTTGTGGACTATGATGGCACGACATCAAAGGTTATGCACGTTGGCACAAAGTATTCTCAGCGTGAAGCAGACCAACCAGCTTCTACTATCATTAAAGGAGCCAAAATAGAAGATTTGGCTGCGCCTAATTGCAATGTAAGATACAGTGACATTTTGAAAGAATGGGTTACTGACTCTATGTACCCGTCTAAGCCAGCTCTAGAACCAGGCCAGCTTAGATTAATGTTACCAATACAAATTAAAGATGTTGTTAATGAATACATCTTTGTTTTCGATGTCAATTATGTATATGACCATCCTGAAAGGCTTAATCTCTAATTAAACAGAAGGGCTGATTAAAGATTCAGCCCTTCTTTCTCCGCCACACAATGCTCCTTATTTATATTTAAGACAAAGAAAAACAGCTGCAAATTTGAGTTTACAGCCGACTTTTAACGTTTTATTCCCTTCCCTTAACCAGAACCCCCTTCTTCTTTATATTAGTCAGAATTTTATTTCTGCCCACAAATTTAGTGATTACCCAAATAAAAACAAAGAATTTTTGCAATTATTTCCACATAGAAGGTTATTTTTTAAAAGTAATGCTTATATTTGCAGCAAATTATAAAGTACTAGCATATGATAAATAAAAGGATATTTAATGTTGCCATTGGCTTATTCATAGCATATTGTGCTAATGCGGGAAATGTAAAGTTGAGTAATGATACTCTTTATTGTAATTTGAATTATGATGAAGTTGGCACATTAAAAAGCCAAACTTCGGATATTCCTGATTTGAATGTTATCAAGACTCTTGTTATTGGAGGCTATATTTCTCAACCAGACGAAGACTTTATTCATACCTTGGGAAAACAATATAGTCTTGAAAATCTTGATATGACAGAGTTGTATAGTTCTATGTCTTATCAAGGATTAGAGGGGTGTGTAAAAATCAGGTCTGTAAAATATTCAAAGCACTGGACATCTACTGTACAATACTTGTTTGAAGATTGCACCAATTTATCGGAAGTCCTTTTTCCGAATGATGACGAATGTGCATTGACTACAATGCCTTCTGGCACGTTCAGAGGATGTACATCTTTGGAGACTATCACGATTCCTGGAACCATTACGCACATGGATTCGCAGGTTTTCTATTTATGCGGTAATTTGAAAGAGATTCATTTAAAGTCTGGCAATGCGCCTTTTGCCACTTCTGATACGTTTGGAGGACAGTTCTCTTCAGCAACCATTTATGTTCCTACAGGCTCACTTCTCAATTATAGAACTGCTGCAGGATGGTGCCTGTTTGAAAATATAAAAGAAGATGCAAATTATCATTATAATGATGACGGAACGAAAATCAGTAATAATGTAGCTCTCAGAAATGATACTCTCTTTTGTAACATGACAAATGAAGAGCAAGGTTCACTTCGTGCTTCTGTATTAGGTATAACAAGTGAGATTAATTCTATAAAACATGCCGTATTAGAAGGATTCCTAAATAAAGATGATGGTAGTTTTCTAAATTCTCTCTGTTGTGCATATTCGTTAATCTCATTAGATATGACTAATTTGCAGTCAACATTGTATAATTTCCTTTTTCAAGGCTGTACCAAACTAAGTGAAGTTAAATATTCAAGATATTGGAACTCGACAGGTTGGTATTTGTTTGAAGATTGCTCAAACTTGAAAAAAATAGAATTTCCTGATAATTATATCTATGGAGGCTACAACAAATTTGAAACGGGTACTTTTAGGGGATGTTCTTCACTAGAAGAAATAACAATACCTGCAACTGTTACATCCATAGGAAGTCAGTGCTTTTATTTGTGCTCTAATTTGAAAACAATCACTTTAAAATCAGCAAATCCTCCCAGTGCCAAAGAAGATTCTTTTGGGAATCAATTTACTACTGCAAAGTTGATCGTTCCAAAGGGTACTAAGGCTGAATATCAAACTGCTGCAGGATGGAGTTTATTCAGCAATATAGAAGAAGGTACAGAGGATGCGGAAGTCGTGAATAAAGAAATTAGTGATAATGTATCATTCTCGGATGAAACACTCTTTGTAAATCTCCCATACGAGGAAGTAGGAAGGTTAAAAGCCACTGTACTGTCAAAGTATAATAATGAATTGAATAATATAAAGAAAGTTGTTCTGACCAATAGTATAGGCCAAGATGATGCCAATTTCTTAAATTCACTTGCTTCGTCATATAATCTAAGCGAGATAGACTTTACAGAATTAAGAAATGACTTTGGCAACTTTGCCTTCCAAGGATGTGCAAAATTGACAAAAGTATATTATTCAAAGTATTGGGGAGCAACAGGATGGTATCTTTTCGAAGATTGTTCTAATTTAAAAGAGGTAGTATTCCCTGATAATTATGACGGTGACGGTTATACCCAGTTTACCACAGGTACATTTAGAGGATGTTCGTCGCTCATAGATATACAAATTCCTGCCAATGTATCAACTATCGGCAGTCAGTGTTTTTATTTATGTGGAAATCTAAAAAATGTCACCTTTTTGGGAGCGAAGATAACTCATATTGATAAGGGAGCTTTTGAAGGTTGTTACTCATTGGAGACTTTAACACTACCAAGTAGTTTATCACTTATTGAAGAAAGATGCTTTGAGGGATGCTCTTCAATAAAAGAAATTCATTGTGATGCTATAACTCCCCCCGAAATTAGCGAATCATCTTTTGATAACATATATAGTTCTGCCACTCTTTATGTACCTACAGGTTGTAGTAGCAAATATTCAGCTGCTCCAGTATGGAGAAACTTCACAACTATTAAGGAGAGTTCTTCAACAGGCATTAATACAACAAAGAATAGTGTAATTTCTGAAACTATGACTATATACGCACTTGATGGTAATCTTGTTTATTCTGGTCATGCAGTAACTAAATTTGAAGACTACCTACCTAAAGGAATTTATATAGTCTCTCATTTGGGGAAAACTAAAAAAATAACAATTCAATAAGAATGTTTATGGGGAATCGAAAGACTCCCCATATTCATTTTACGCCACATATTTCTCGTAAATCCGAGGATTTACATTTAAAGCCCCAGCAGCTGCATCATCAAAGAACTCTGTTCGATCAATCTCTGCTTTCAGGTCGGCCCAAGCATTACGGCAGCGGAGATTATCACTAAAATTCAAACCTCTTGCACTCTTGGATAGTTCCTCAGTAATCAGGAGCCACTTATCACGGCACGTTTTCATGTCTGCATAGGCGAAATCCTTACTGAAATCAACGCCACAGAGCTGCTTGTAACTCTTGAAGAACAGGGTGTAGGTTTCTGCTACAATCTGCCAGAGTAATACGGCTACCTCGCTCTGAGCAATCAGCTTGCATTCGGCAACTCCGTTGTTCTTGAGATAGTTGTAACAAGCCTGACGAAGCAGGTTAATCTTATTTGAAGCCTTATCGTTGGCCAAGCGTACATAATCCCACAGCAGGCCCCAGGCTTCATCGGTCATGTGCTCACGAAGATGGTCTTTATAGGCATTGTATCTCTCTTCAAATGGGATAAGCAGCTTCTTTATCATCTGTCTGCGCATACCTCTGTCATCGATAACGTCGATAACTTTCAAGGTCTCTGTATAGGCCATGCCGATAAGAACATGAATCATTGAGAAGCGATCGGTTGCTTCGTTATAATACTCCTTTATTTCAGTTACGATACCATCACGGTGATAATAGGCATTAGCTGCCATGTTTACATAATTCTTCATTGTACTTTGTTATTTACTTTGTTAATATGAAACTTACATGGGTGTGGCCATGAGAGCAACACACTCTTTGATTCTGTCCAGTGTGGGCATCTCCCAAGAATCGGCTCACCTTTGATAGAGAGCAGATTCTCAGGTGATGTCACTGGGGTGCAGTTGGCACAACTGCCGCAGGTTACTAATACAACCTTAATCTTTGCCATTAAACTCCTGTCTTAATCCGTACAAACTAATCAGGAGCGCGTCGCACGTAAGAAGAGTGACTTTCTTGCCGAGGTTGGGGAACAGCTCCTGAGCCTTGGCCTTGAGTCTGCGTTTCCACTCACTCTTCTCATAGTCAGAACTCTTGCCGAGCTGATACATCTTTATCCACTTCTGAGGTGTCACCTTGACTGTCGAGAAGCCGAGTGCCAGCAAGGCCATTTCAAGGTGTCCATTGTGGCGGGCGAATGTGGCAGTAGCTTTTGAACTCTGCCCGGGGCGACCTTTGCCGACATCCTCAAGGTAGACCATCGTTTCTTCGGGATTATACCTGCGAAGGAACTCTAAGATGTCCAGTGGTGTTTCGGGCATCTTCACGACCTCAATCACCTTGTGGGCTTGGTCGAGCACGGCAATGCCGCCGTGTTCGCCAGGATCGATACCGATTATCTGTTTCATCCCAATCCCAATGCTATAAGTTCATCTATAGACATATACAAGCAGTCCTGACCAACCTTAACTCCTGCAGTAGTCGTTACTGTGCTATACCTGCCATCGAGAGTCATAATCAGACTGGTGACGGGCAGTCGGCCACCTTTCTTCAGCAGGTGCCATTTAGGAAACAAGGAGTTCTGCTCTCTCATACTGGTGATGCAGCCAGCAATCTTTCCCAGTTGGTCAGTAAGCATCAGGTCGTTGCAGACTGGGATAGTACTTGGCATATCAGAGCCATTCTCTATACCACAGCAGATAGCATCAATGGTGCTCTTTACAAGAGCCAAATCCTCTACATTGTCGATGATACGATTTCTTGCGTCCTTATGCATTCTGACCTCCTTCCTTGATAGCTGCAGCCATATCAATGATTTTGGCCTTATGCTCTGCATTTTCCTTCTGCTCGTTCAAAATCTCATCGTCCTTAGCTTTCTCTTCGGGAGCCTCGATAGAGGCTGCAAAGGCTTTCTGACGAGCCATGAGAGCATTCAGGGCGTTCGCCTTGTCTGCCTGATAGATAGAATCACCCAAAACGCAGGTGTCTGTGTACATCATAGCGAACAGGTGTGCAAAGTCTGCAACCGAATCGGCCTCCAGCTCCACGCCGTTCTTCTCAGCCTCGAATGCCTTGGGCAGCAGAGTGTCGAGCAATGAGTAGAGCATGGCACCACAGGCGTATTCCATAGCCCAAATGCCACTAATGGCCTCAATCTTGATGAAGGGGAGCTGGGCGCGCTGCAGGTGCTTACGGATATCTTCGGGGATCCCCATCTGATTACGCAGATGCTCGACCTCTTTCTTCTTGAGGGTCTTTGTAAACTTAAACACTATGAAGTTACCTACGCGGTACTTCTTTCCAAACTCTAAGGTTTTTACTGATTCATTCATAATTGTTATCCTTTATTTGTTATTTGATTGTTTCTCTTGCTTTTCTCTTTCCATGGCGCGCAGAACCTGAGTTACCTTTCTGGAGTATTGAACTTTCTCCCTGCCGCCTTTATTCCAATACCAGTCAGTCCACCTGCTCATAGCTTAACGATGCGGCCTTTGTGGATGAAACATGGGTCACCATCCTTAGTGTAGATATTCAGCTCAGGAACGAAGGGAACGCAGTGGAACACCTCTTTCAGGAGCTTAGGAGTGTGGATAGGCATCTCGTAGTCTCCAGTCTCCTCGCTGTACATCATGATTGTTACGACGTAGCCGTGAGTGACAGCCCACAGCAGTGTCTTTCGCTCTTTCTTGAACTTAGACATGGTTTCCTTGAACCACTCTGCGAAAGGCTCGACATCTTCCTTGCTGCTGAAGGACATGGTGACCTCGCCATTCTTGTTTACCACGTTGATAGCACCCTTATCGTTACCTTTTGCCAAATCAAGCTGAATCTGATCGCAGGGAAGCTCGATTGCCTTTCCCTTGATGCTAATACCTATTTTCTTGTTATCCATAAATTGTTCAATCTTAATTACCAACCAAGCTTATCAAACAGCCCTGCGCCGTAGAATATGGCGAACTCGATAGCAATAGCTATAACCGAAGCAATGGCATCTCCAACGTCATGCTTCTTTCCACTCTTGTAAATCCAGTAACCCAGCTTAATCAGCTGCGAAATAATGATGATAATTGTACAAATCATAAATTCTAATATTTAGTTATTCAAATTAATCGTCGTTCTTGATAAATGTTCCCTTTTCCTCGTTATAAGCCTCGCCAAGGTTCTCGTTCTGAATGATGAATGGGCGAGAGATTCTCTCTGCATTGCAGCCAAACACAAGGTACTCGCTACCTTCGGCCTTTCTCTGCTTGATGAAGCCAAGAGACTTGAGAGTGGCCCCGACCTTCTGCTTCGATGGTATTTCAGCGTAGTTATCCTGACAGAAAGCCTCGATACTGGCGATGATGTCCTTGGTCTTGAGCCATGCACCATTCTCATTGCGGGCGTTACTCTCATGTCTCACGTCATAAGCACTTACCCAAGCCAGTGTGGGATTGCTCTTCAGCTGCGTAAGGAGAATCTGTCTCTTGTGGCCCTCGGATGACGGGAACACGAACTTTCTACGTATCAGCTCGCATGCGCCGCGCACCACCCAATTGAAGATGCCTGGGTAGTTGGTTATCAAGTCCTGAGCCAAATGAGGATTACGACGCTCCTTGGGGATTGTCACATCAAAGCTGATGAACTGCAAGCGTCTGATGAAACCAAGGCTCTGGTCATCAGGGTAGGGCAGCTCGTTCAGATGGAACACCAAGTAAGGAAGGTTGTCGTTGCTGGTCACATTGCCACCAATCTTTCTCTCAAGGATAGGCTCGCCCGATACAATCTTCTTGAAGGTCGCCGAGTTCTTCTTTCCGAAAGCCCTGCAGTCCTCGTCAGAGTTCCAGTTGAAAATCTTATCGCGCAGCATCAGGCGATTACGCATACCCTCGTCGCCACCTGATGTCAGGGCCTCGTAGTTCAACTCAGAGATTCTCTCAGAACCATAGATGCCTCTGGCCGTACGATAAACGACACTCTTTCCGTTGCCTCCTGGGCCTATCAGAAGCAGGCACAGTTCAACTCTCGCAGCATCCCTTCCTTCGTATGGCAAGTAGACCTCAGAGCTATCTATCAGGCCAAGGCCGAGGAACATCTGCAAGATTACACGGCTGTTCTTATCAGGCAGCACCTCATGCAGGAAGTTATGCCACTTGGTACACTTGGCACTCTCATCGTACTTGTACGGATGATAATAAGTAACATGGAAACGAGGAGAGAAATCCTCATGGAAGATGGGCTTATTACCTCTCAGGATCGGGCTGATATCCAGCACTCCGTTCTCAAAGGCAATAAGGTTACGACTCTGCACCATCGGGTTGTAGAACCTGATGTTCTTGGTGTAGGCATCACTAAAGACCTTGTTTCGTATAGCTACGATAATCTCAAGGTGTTCTACCAACATGTAGAAAGCCTCGATGATAAGCTCTTCTCTGATGGGCGTATATATCTTGCCATCGAACATCCAGTAGCAGCCATTACCATATAAGATAGGTGTATTCTTGGCCAGCATTCTGATGTTCTTCATCATCAGAAGCATGTTCTTCTGGTACAAATCACCACTCTTGAAGCCCCAACGAACATTCAGTACGTTAAACGAATATTCGTCGTTACCAGAGATTGTAAGGATTGAGCCATATATCCTCTCAATAACCTTGCTGTCGTTCACTACCGCTTAGATAGCAAGCATGACTGATAAAATCAGTAGGAATGATAATCTAATGACCGATAATTTTTCGAGCTGTCATCCTGAAAACGCCTGTGTTTATGCGGACTTTCAGATTCTTGTGTCCGATATGTATGAAAAGGGGCAGGTTTACCCTCTATCACATGCGTATATATCTTATTATTATCCTGCGTTATACAAAACCAGTGCAAAGGTACAAAATTATCTGTCATATCAGTCATAAATCTCTGAAAATCCCTGTGTAATTAGGCTTTTTTAGCATGATAGATAATTTTAGTTACGTATATTTTCGTTCACTTGGATGACCGATAATTAGCATCGCTGTAGTTAGCGTTAACAAGTGTGAAGGGGTAAGAAAAAAATAATGAAAAAATATACAGGTGGTGACCCCACGCGCACCCCCTTGGTAGGGCAGGGGGGTACCCCCTATGGCACTACGAAAATATCTAACACCTAAGAAAGTATTTTACATGCATAATGCATATAACCCATATATAGGGCGTTTTAGAGCACCATGCAAGCGAAAAGTTATTACACTAAAGCTATGTTATACCCAATAATATAGCCACTGTGTGCCCACACAATAGCCTTTTGTCAATATGTTTCATAAACATTTCGGGCGCGCCACCTCTTGCATACATGCATATATATTCCAAAATAAATTAACTAAATATCTTATTATTAGACACTTAAAACACCGACAAGTAAGTATATTATAAGTAAGTATAGCCCTAAAGTGTCGCTATATACCCGCAAAAACCTTCGTTTTTGTCCGAAAATTGTTGTACCTTTGTAGTGTCAAAAGAGATGAGGCACGCGAGCCGAAGCCCTGCGACACGAGATTTTTAAATTTTGTTTTATCTAAATGCTGCAAAATTGCATTCCCGCAGCTACCACAAAAATACGTGGTCTATAAGGTTATTTATTTTATGGCAAATGTTACATTTAACGCAAACGACGTAAATGAGAACGAGGACGGACTCCGCAGTGCACGTAACAAAATGGCTGCATACTATGCCGAGCACGCCGCCGAGGTTTTCAAAATGTTTGTAGACGTGACCGACGAGGAGTTTTCCGAGTTCATGAAAGTAACAAAAGATGCTCAGGTAGTTTTCACTATCCCCAGTGCCGACACTCTGGCGGCTGACCAAAAGAGCGAAAACCCACGTTTTAAGAAGGGTCGAAAGTTCGGGTCAACTCAGTGGTGGAAAAAAGAGCAGGACGTTACAGACGCGAAAGCGATGCTAACAAGCTATTCAAGCTATTTGCGCTATATGGATAGCAAACAGAACGCAGTTGACCGCCTAAACAAGCGTATCGACAACACTGCAAACGATATGCAGGCGCTTTCAATTGACGAGCAGGCCAAAGCGATGGCAAAGATGTTCGGTGTATCTATAGAGAAAGCAAAGGAGATGCTCTCTAACAAGTAAGCTTTTTAAACTCTCAAATTAAGTTGGCAGGGATTAAGTTCCTTGCCAGCTTTTTCGTACCCCTAACTTTCGTAAAAATCCCCTGATGAGTCGCTGAAAATTGCGACGAAACGGATTGTGCCCGTCGGGATTATCCCAGCCCCACAGCAGGCTCAAATGCTGAGTTCGACCGAACGAACGACTTGAACGACCAGCCAGCAGGCTGAACGAACGAGTTGAACGAACGATCTGAGCGGCGGTTACAACGTATGCTGAGACCGAACGGCCATTCAGTTGTATTGAACGACTGAACGAGAGAGCCGAACGGAATAGCAGCAGCCGTTACGTAGGCAAGCCAAACGAACGCGATTCGTACTGGCCGAGCTGAACTCGATGGCATTCAGTTGCAAGTGGTGTGCGCAAAACGCCCCTGTGAGTTTTAGAATAATCATATTCTTTTTCGTTGAGTATGCTACAAGTGAGTAGAGGAAAAACGAACGACCTGGCTACTTGGTTGAGTGGCTGAGCGACGGCTCAGGTAGTACGATAATACTACGGTGGTTCCCCACGAAAGTACGATAATACATTAGCTTTAGAATATTGTCGGGCTGAACGAGTGTGCAAGTGATTGTACGACTTGAACGGCTGCACTGAAAGTACGGGTGCGAGACCCGTTTAAATGAGGTTTGGTAGTAGGATTCATAAAACTACCATTATCCCGCTTGCAGGGTAAAGAGGCCAGCCCGTGAGGGTTGGGAATCCGACTGGCTATGACGATTGCCAGCGTGTCGCACAGACAGATGATAGTACGATAATTATTGTGTGGCATCCTGCGGGAGAGACTACGGAGGGGAATGGAGCAATCTGTTCCCCTTTGCTATTTAACCCCTAAACGAATTAGATATGAGAAAGCATTTTAGATTGATTGCAGGCATTATCCTGCATCCCTTGAGATTACTGATGGCTGAGTTAAGAAAGAAAGATTACGAAGCAGCTATTCGGGAACGTATCGAAATGAATACAAAGTATAAACGTCAGGCAGAATCACTTTGTTAGTCTCCAGCAGCCTACGGGCTGCACAAGTTTAACCCATTAATTTTTGGAAATATGAAGATGATTGTTTTAGCTAAGTATCTGACAGCATTGATGTGCGTATTCTTGGGAGTTGCAGCGATTTTCTTTGCACCCGATTTGTACAAAGCATTTAAGTTGCACTTAGGGCCAGCCCTCGCGCTGCTCTTTGCAGCAAGTGGAACATTGATGCTCGATTCTGCTGACAACAGCTAAGTCTTAGGTGGCTGAACGCCACCGCTATGTTTAACCAACTAAAGGAAAGGATTTGAAAATGAAAGTGATTAGAACAACAGCGATTTTTAGATGCGTAGTAACATTCAAAAACGGAACTCACAAGATACTGCGTATGACGATTGATTTGGTAGCCAAAGTTACTACTAAGCTAAGAGAATGTCAGAAGAACATCTTCCGTGATGAATCTTGGTTTATCCTGATTGGTGGCGAATATCTGAATCTCTCGGAGATTGCTAAGGCAAAGTTCATCAATGAGCGAACAGAAGAGGAATTTGTTACTATCGCCTAGTCTCAGCAGCCGACTGGCTGCGCTATGTTTAACCAATATAACTTTAGAATTATGACATTAGAAGAGAAACTAGATGTAGTGGAAGAAATGATAAAACAGAGTTGTCACTACAAAGAGAACAGAACCCCAGACTATTTAGGGCCGTGTATTGATTACGTTCGTAACGTCGGCTCTATCGACGTTTTTTCCGAGAAAGACACTGCATTTTACTGGACTGAATTTGTTCACAATATCTCTCAAGCCTTGTGCCTGTCTCAGTACATTAACTACGACCCTGAGATATGCCGTGTTTTCTCGCACATCTATCAGTAGTCTTTAGCCCACCGCTTTCCGTGGGCACAATGTATAACCAATTAAAAGAAAGGAAAGAATATGTTGTATTTTGATTTTAAGAACTACGAAGAGTTTAAGGAAATTTTTGGTATCATCAAGCATGGTAACGGAGTTAAGTCACGTAAAAACAGGATTCTCTTGTCGCTCTACAAAGATCGCAGTCAGCTACAGAACCACATCAAGGCGAATGTAGCTCGTGAGTATTCTTCTATCTGGTCTAAGTACCTAGAGAGAAAGGCTAGACGAATTGATAAGGGATTGTGTTGTCAACGTGAAACAATGATGTGTCAATTCTATTGGGATAAACGCAATGAATTGAAATATCACACAGACCTGCTATCTTGCACGAATGTTACTACCCTAAAGAATACTCTGTTCTCTATATTGCTTGATAGCTCATATCGTAAAGCAGAAGCTTATAATAGCATGCATCTTATGGGAAAGACATTTTACGTGTCTGACTATAAGACTGATGATATGAATGGCATCTGCGAGGATGGAACTGTCAATGCAATTAGATACGTTAATCTAGAGAAGAATCGTGTGTTTAAGATGAAAGCAGGAAGGATGTTTAATCACATTCTCGCTTGTAACAGGATAACATGCGATGCTCCTGAGCAGATTAAGCGATGGCTTTCAGAGGAATTTGTGGCCGATTGGATTCAGCATGTTAAGCAGAATACCACAGAATCAAATTACAAATTACACGTAAACGATAATTTCGAGGACATTTACGATTCAAGTATTTGCGATGGTAATTTTCATTCGTGTATGGTAAATGAAGACCAGTGGACATTCTACCGCGACGCTGTTAAAGCTAAGGCCGCATATCTCACAGATGAGAATGACTATATTGTTGCTCGATGCATTATCTTCACAGACGTAGAAGATACAGATGGTAATACGTATCGTTTAGCAGAGCGTCAGTATTCTAAGGAAAGCGACCTCGACCTGCAACGCCAGCTTATCAACGCTCTTATTCGTGGCGGTCATATCGATGGCTACAAGCGTGTTGGTTCAAGCTGTCACGAAGGAACAGCCTACGTAAGTAATTCTGGCGAGGACTGGAGTGACAAGCGATTCCAAATAGATTGCGACCTAGATACCGATAGCACTCTGTCATATCAAGATTCATTCAAGTATTATAACATGAGCGAAAGGATTGCTTACAACTACGATTGTGGCAGCTGTATCGCTTTGGACATAACGAACGAGACTATTGAAGATAATCGAGAATGGTCAAGTTATAACGACGAATATATTGATAGTGACGAAGCCTATTGGGTATCATCCCGTGAAGATTATTTCTATTCCTCACAAGTTGTTACTGCAAAGGTATGGAATAGTTATTGTGCTCGCTATGAAGAAGAGACATGCTTCAACGATGACTGCGTATGCATCGATGGAACATATTACTACGCTGGCGAGGATGCAGAATCTCCCGAAGATAATTACATCTATAAGTGTCCTAATTGCGGCGAGTATTATGTCAGCGAGGAGAGCTACTACTCAGATATTACTGAGGAGGATTATTGCTGTTCTTACTGCCGTGATGAAGCCGAGATGGAGTACAAGGAGAACAATTGGACATACTCAGAATACGATGACGAGTATTATGAGGATTCCGATGATGTTATCCGTGCGCTTGAATGGAATGTTTTTGATTGCAAGTATGATGAAACTACAATCTCCATCGATTCCTTTAACTCTCTGGTAGAAGATGGTGAAGCTACAGAGTTCTGTGGCACGTACTATCTCGATTCTGTCAAGTATGACGGAGAACCTGAACATCTACTGCATGCTGATAGTATTGCAGCCTAAGTCTCTAAGGTGTGTCTTGCATGGCACACCACAATTTAACCAACTAAAATTATAGGATATGAATAAGGAATTATTATTTCAGCTTTATGGGGTTTTTTCCCCAAGTGGTAAAGAGAAGAAAATGCGCAAGTTCATCAAGGACTACATTAAAAGGAACTGCGGGAAGTGTGAAGTAACCCAAGACAAGATTGGGAATCTATTTGTGGTAAAAGGACAGAGTGAGACTTATCCCTGTCTTGCTGCTCACATCGACCAAGTTCAAAAGATACACTCCAAGGACTTTACCTGTATTGAGATACAAGACAAAGTTATCGGCTGGTCTCCTAAGATGATGGAGCAGCAAGGATTAGGTGCTGATGACAAAAACGGCATCTGGATTTGTCTCGAATGCCTCAAGCGGTACGACGTTATCAAAGTAGCGTTCTTCGTAGGCGAGGAAGTTGGATGTGTCGGCTCTAGTGGATGTGACCTTGATTTCTTCACGGATTGCCGTTTTATCATAGAACCTGACAGGCGTGGCTCTTCCGATCTGATTACAGATATGTGCTGCGGAAATGTATGTTCCTATGACTTTATCGATGCGCTTGATGCAAAATCATTTGGCTATGAGCACGACAGCGGGAGTATTACAGATGTTGGCGAGCTTGTGCCTCGTGGTGTAGGGATTAGCTGCCTGAATCTTTCTTGCGGCTACTACAGAGCGCATACAGATTACGAATATACCTGCCTGCCAGAGTTGAATAAATGCCTTGATTTCGTGTGCCACATCATAGAAACCTGTACAGAAGTCTATCCGTTCCATTATTATGGTGGAAGATATAGCTATGGCGGTTATTATGGTGGATTCTATGAAGACGAGGATTATGACATGATGGAGCAGCTCTTATCCCAAGATAATAGCCTGTCATTTGAGGACATCTGTAATGATTGGTGTCTTAATTTCCACACTCGCGATAAGGACATCCTGAGCGATATTTATCAAGACGCAAGGATAAATTTAGGCATTGACGATGACTCGGATTTTTTTATGAATGACGATGACGATGATTCGGGCGAGATTATCTTCAAATTATCACCACTAAAAAACGTCTCTTAACGGAATGGGCTGAGCAATCGGCCCATTTCTTCTATGTCTAACCCTTTAATCTAGAGAATATGAAGCAATTCGTTTCTATGATTCAGTCCTTTGCTCACATGAGCGGGAAAGATGTTAAGCGCGTCGTTGATGACCTGCTTTCGTACATTATCGGCTATTTCAATGCAGAGCCAGAACCTATCAAAGGCTGGAGCTACACGAAAGAGCAGAACGCAGAGTTCCACAAGATGATGTTGGAATATATACGTCTGATGGACGAGCAGTTAGCTCACGCTCAGTGGTATGATGCGTGGGGCAACCTGTTTATGTCTCTCACTCCTGGAGGTGGCAGCAAAGGACAGTTTTTTACCCCGCCAGATATCTGTGACCTGATGGCTCAAATGAACATCAACACAGATGTAGAGCCTACGAAAGTTTGCAGGGCGTTCGGTAAGCGTGTACTTATTGGCGACCCTACGGCAGGCTCTTCACGTAATCTGTTGGCCACACATGTCCGTTTTGTTGATGCGAAAAAGCCCATTCCGTACCTCGTTGCTGAGGACTGCGATGAAATGTGCTGCAAAATGTCTGCTGTGAATTTGATGGTTCACGGCTGCATCGGCGAGGTGATTTGCCATGATACTTTGGTTAATCCCAAAGGTGTCACCGTTGGCTATCTTATCAATGAGGGACTTTACCCATTTAAGAGTGGAGTTCCTACAATCCGCATCAAGCGCGAACCTCAATGGTTCGTGTCATTGTGCTAGTCTCTAGGTGTGCAGTTCGAGGTTGCACACCGCTATTGTTTAACCCTTTAAAAATTTTGAATATGAATAAGATTAAGAAAGAACAAGTGAGTCATTATGAAGTGTTTGTTGCCGCAGATGGAACAGAGTTTAATAGTTGCGAGGAATGCATGAAGTACGAGATGAGTGCTTATGGAGTTCTCAACGCGAAATATCAGAAACTTGTTGTAAAGTCTGAGAGCGAGGATGTCGTCTTTCCTGGTATTGGAATGGATGACCACACTTGTGAACTTGTTAGTATTAAGTCTCAAGCCGAAGCAGATACAGTTTTACAACTTTATCTACTCATTAATTCACATCTTACAAGAGAAGATGCAAGTGACTGGGCGAAAAAATGGATTGAACGCGCAAGGAATCTTGTTGACCTCGCATTAAAGACAGGAGAATATCTCCTTGTCGGCAGAAATTGTGATTACGACGAATCGATGTGGTTTAACGGTACTCCGTCGAGCATCAAAGAGTCTATCGATTCATTTCTTAAAGTTGAAAACAACGTTTAGTCTTTTGGCAGGTCTTTCATGACCTGCAACTATGTTAAACCAAATAATTTTACGAATATGGAAGAAAAGAAATCTATCTATGCCTGCTATGAGGAACTCAAGCAGCGCGAAATAAACGAGTTGAAAGCTGCAATCAAAATGGTGGGTGGCGAATTTGTATTCAAAAGAAAACCTATCGTAATGGTTAATCGCGACGGATGCTATCCTCATCCATGTGATGTCTGCATCACATCTGTAGAAATGAGTGATGACGATTTGCTTACAATACGTGGCTACGAAAGCGGTGATGATACAGAAGAAATCTTCGATGTTGATTTGGATGATATAGCTTACAGCCATATCTCGTTTATCACAGAGTCCATCCCTGTAAGAACATTCTCTCAGGAGACATTCTGTATCTCAAGACTTAGCCGCGAGGATCTTGAGAATATCGGTTTCGATGCGTCTGACGTTGACGATAATACGATGCAGAATCTCGCTGAGAAGTTAGGTGAGGATTACTGCGAGCAGTTATTTTGGTCATCCTTAGAAATTCTTGCGGAAAGCTTCGGCATCCCCAAGAAGGAAGAGGAGGACGAAGAATAATAGTCATTTTCTTTTAGTTGGTTAGGGTGAGGGTGAGCAATCTCCCCGCCCTTCAATGTTTAACCATAAAACGAGTATGAGCCAATTTCTCCTGAAAGTTCTCCCAAGCGTGTCCCAAAGACCTCCCGAAGGGCAGAACGTGTCCAGAGATGTCCCAAAAGTGTCCCGCTTGGTGTCTCGGTTGGTGTCCCGCCAACCTTCCAAAACACCTGTGTTTATACGGGTTTAGGTGTCTCGATAGGTGTCTCGATAGGTGTCTCGAATGGTGTCCCAAAACGCTATTTGGGTGTCTCGATAGGTGTCTCGCCGACCTCTCAAAAACCCAGTGTTTATGCGGGTTTAGGTGTCTCGGTTGGTGTCTCGGCTATTTTTCGGTTGAGTAAACGGGTTCCTTCTTCTTCTTCTCTTCTTCTTCCCCCTCATACTCCCCTAATAATAATATTATAATAATAACCTCCCCGTCGATTTATCGTGTGCGCGGGATGTTTTCGTCTTGGCTCAATGAGCACAATTAACCCTTTAATTTTGATTGAATATGACGAAAGTTATTAATGAGGATGCCAAGCGCATCAAAGAGTTTACAGGAAAACCAATGAAAGAGTGCAAGAACAAAGCAGAGCGAATTGCTGAGTGCGTAAAGGAGATGAAAAACCGAATCGTAGAGTTCTCCTTCCTGAAGAAGGATGGCTCCGTCCGAAAGGCGTTCGGTACGTTGCAGGACGAAATCATCCTGCCTATCCTAAGCGACCCAAGCCACCACGGTGGCACTAACCCAGAGTTAGTAACGTATTTCGATATCGATGCCAAGCAGTTCCGCTCATTCCGCAAAGAGAACTTTCTAAACTTTGTTGAAGCATGATGGAGGCTCTGAAGTCAGGCTTCACCATATGGGGAACTTTTATTGTGTTTATCGCTTTTGGCCCGTATGCACTCTTAGGTTTCGTTTTGATTGTGGTAGCTGCCTTTGTAAGCATCAAGGTTTCGGACTATCAGCAAAGAAAGAAAAGGCAAGCCAACCGAAGAGATGGCAGGCGCAGAAAGTAAGTCTCAAGTCGCTCTACGAACAGAGCGGCACTATTATTCACCAAACTTTTATGATTATGAAGAATTTTATTCCTGCACCCATCGATAACAAGAATCTGATGGAAGATGCATTCACAGACGATGTTGAGATTTTCGGAGATTTCTACGCTGCTCCCGACAACTACAAACGCGGAGTGCGACACATGATTGGGCTTATGGCTCCAAAAGATGAAGATGGTTTTGCCCTTGAGGATGGTATTGTTGATGCCAGCTGGGAGTTCGGTAGTTATGGCGTAGACATCAAGGTTATCGCAGTGTCTCCTTGTGAGGATTTCGGGATGGTCGCTGGCCAGATTATCGAATACTACAAGCAAAAGTTTAAGTCTTGGGAGTGCGAAGAGAATCCTGGCCTTGTGGTGGAGTTCAAGGAAGAGGAAGAGAATGCTCTCGAAGTTTCCTTCTTCTATGACCTTGACAAGTGCTAAGTCTCAGCCCGCCATGTGCGGGTGCTAAGTTTAACCAAATTATTTCGAATATGGAAAAGAAAAGCTTAGAAGAAATGGTATCGGCAAGATGCTATGACGAGATTGCCAAACAAGTAAAACATTATGTGGGAGAGGAGTCGTTCGAGATTATCTTCCCCGCAATAAAGAAAGCACTCGAAGAAGGTTCTGCGGCTGCAAGAGAGGAAATTCTTATCAGCTGGCTCGATGTAGATTCGTGTCGCGTCTGCTCACATTGTGGTGCAATCATGGAAGAGGGTTGGTATCTCGATTGTTGTGGTTATGCATGTAGCGATGAATGCGCCATGGAAATCATGGAAGTGCCCGATATGGAGCATTTCCGTAGATACAGAATCTACAAGGCAGAAATCGATGACTGGCTTGAGAACGAAGGTCTTGGACGAAAAGAAGAGGACTTGACTCAAGAAGAAATCGAAGAAATCATCGACAAGGTCAGCGATGGCCTCGATGCCTGCTATACCGAATGGTATTAGTCTTTAACTCACCTGCATGGTGAGTACCATTAACCAAAACTATATGATAATGAAGAATAACAAGTTTCACAAAATTGAATGATTATGAATTATGATTGGAAAGACCTGCTTAAGCAGGCAAATGAGGAGTTGGCTCAGTATGGAACAGAAATCAAGGTTGTTACTAACGACAGACGTAGAAGCGACATCCTGATTATCAAGAGCGACAGAGACCAGCCTTTGACATCAGCTGAGGGATTGAGAGAAGAGGATTTGTATGAGTCCATTATGAATGCCAGAGAATCCGCTAATCTCCTTATCGCCCGCGATGCAGAGAAACTGGCCGCAAAAGAGAAGTTGCATACGTATCGTGAAATCTCCGATGACGAAGCGACCCTAATTTCCAAGTTCACAGATTATCCTCTGTTCTTCTTGCTGCCTGATGGAACTATTGAATCTGTAAAGGACGCAAGCGATGGTACATTCGTAATTCGAGAAGAGGACTACGAGCCTGCAATGATTCAAGTCGAAGAGCACAAAGAGGATGCTTAGTCTTAAGGTGCGGAGTGGCAATAGGCTGCTCTGCGCTACAAATAATAACCAAATCAAAGTAATATGAGCAAATCAACATTTAAGTTCGTGTTCCCGAAGATTAGTAAGGAGTACGAGGTGTTAGTTAATCCATCTTTCATAGAAGCTGCAGCAGTAACGGCCTTGGCTCAGGAAAGCACAGACTTGGTTCAAGTATTCCATGGAGATTCCGTTCTGCTAATCTGTATGTTCGACGATAAAGACGAGAAAAAATATAGGTTCTACTACGAGCAGAAGCAGGAGAATCACGAAGTTATACTCATGATCTCAGATGATGAAACCATTTGCGACTTGGAGAATGACACCATTGAAGAATTCATGGAAGAACATGAAAGTTCAGATTACCATCTTGTGTATGAAGAGTTTTCTTCAGGCGAAGAAGCGAGTGCATTCATGAAAGGTATAGAGGAATTAATGGATGGGCACCTTCATGAGTACACTGCTATCACAACCGAGGTGTATGATACCCTTTACAATAGGAATGATGGCTAAAGGTCTCTATTGGTACGGAGTGGAGATATACCACTCTGCACCACTTTTTAAACCGAAAAATTTAGTTTTAACAAAATAATTAGTAATTTTGCACCGAAAATGATTGAAGTTAAAGGATTAGCCTTTGAGCAGAACAAAAAGTATCAGGCTGCAATAGTAGCAGGTTACTTTGAGACCTACGAGGCAGACCCACGCAAGTGGAAGCATACCTTCGTTGGTTCTTTTTTGCGTAAGTATCCCAACCGCTCCAAGACTCTTGACCGCATGTCAGATATAGTCGGCAGCATTCCCACTTGGGATGATATCGACGATGATTTGCTAAGAGATTTCGTGGATGAATGCCAAGAGGATGGTTTAGCAGCATCTTCCATTCGTACCATCTGTGCTCAACTCAAGTCTGTAATCAATGATAACAGACGTAAGGTTAAAGCAGAGGACTACGATAAGATTCTGTCTGTTAAAGGAGAAGCATCTCAAGCAGTCTATCTCACCCGTGATGAGATGAAGCGAATCATCAAGTTTCAGGTTGTTGGCGAGATAGAGAAGTTCGTCAGACGTAACTTTGTCGTTAGTATGCTAACTGGCGCACGTCACGTAGATGCAGAATTGATGACGATTAACAATTGCGATGCCGATACAGGTACGTTATCCTACGTTCCTCAAAAGACTCCAGGCATCGTGGTTACGGTTCCAATTGACGAACGTCTGGGTTTACGCAAATTCCTCTCCGACAAGTATCAGAGAGACTGTTGCATGAGTGTTTTCAATGACACCATCCGCAACATCTGTAGGCTGTGTGATATTGATACCGAGTGTACGATTAAGCGCAGGGGCCAGCTTGTTACTGCCCCTAAGTGGGAACTTGTATCGTCTCACACCGCCCGTCGCAGTTTTGCGACAAACCTTTATCTGTCAGGCGTATCTATCGAGGATATTGCCCTGTTAATGGGACATGGAAAGAACATTGAGACTACTAAGCGTTATATCTGCGCCGAACGTGAGATGTCCTCAAGTGTCATGTCTTACTTTCAAGCCAAATAAAAGAAATCAATATGAGTACATTAGTTAGAGAATTGGTCATTGACCACAACCTCACTCCTGAGTTGCAGTTAAAAAGCGTCATCAAGCAATACAATAGTCTCGAAGGCTATGCGAGGAAACTCGAAAAGAAAATTGAGGAGCTAAAGAAGGACAATGCGGAGAAAAAAGAGGAAAACAGACGTTTGTTCGGTACAAAGACTACTCTTTACCGCGAAAACAAACGCCTGAATGCTCATATTGAATGGCTTGAATCAAAATTAGGCAAGTCAGAGGGTGAGGGTG